CGATCGTAGCTATCAGCATAGACATGCAGACTAATGCTATCTATATCAGAGACATCGTAGCCCGGAAGATGCATCCACATGAGCTATACGCTGAGATATGTGAGATGATAGTTCGCAACCGAGCCTTTGTACTGGGCGTAGAGGTTACGTCCTTACACGAGTTCATCGTTCACCCTCTTAAGAATGAGCTTCTACGGAATGGGCTTAACGTTGAGTTTATTGACCTACACGCCCGAGGAGGGGATAACGAGCGTGGCAAGATTCAGCGAATCAAACAGCTCAGCCACTACTATCGGGGTGGTCTCATCTTCCATAATCCAGCAGTTTGCCCAGTCTTGGAAGGACAACTCATGTCATTTCCAAGATCAAAACGTTGGGATGTTATGGACGCCGTTGGATACTTTCCTGAGATGCTTGAGCGAGGAGAACGCTATATGCTCCCTGCACTGACCGCTGGAGAGTCTCGGGAGAGCGTGGAGAAGGAATACGAAGAACTCGACAAGGACGGTTACTACTCAGAAGCACTTGACTCATTCCACGTGATCTAATGCCGCCTATTCTTGATCCCAACCCGCAGGAACGAGTACCTAAGAGTACTTTCAAGGGACTACTCGATGTTAGTTATGACTATAACTATCCTCGGGATATGAACTTGAAGCCTGGGTCAGAGTTCCACGAGTGGCTACGTCAGCAGCTTTGGTCTCGTGCTTTCAAGAGTCAGCGGACTATGAGTTGGCGCTATGACTCTTGGAAGGAGACTGATAGGTCACTAAAGGCGTATGTGCCCGCTAATTCTAAGGCGGCTCAGAATATGTCTGATGGTGCTACAACCACGGATGAGGACGATCCGCTTTACAGGATCGTCCTGCCTGTGACTTACGCCAACTTGGAAACGTTGTTGACATATATGGTTTCAGCCTTCCTTCAAGATCCTATCTTCAGTTATGAAGGGGCTGGGCCAGAAGACCAATATGGAGCCTTCCTCCTCACCCAACACGTCGCCCATCAGTGTAGAAAGGCTGCGGTGGGGTTGAACTTGCATACGCAATGGAGAGACGCTTTTGCTTACGGCTTCGGAGCAGTTTCTCCTATGTGGCATCAAGAACATGGGCGACGCGCTAGGGTGCAGGAGGAGGGCACTTTTGATCCTCTTACCAATTCCTTCAGAGTAACCGGCCGCCGTCGAGAGACTGTAGACGCCGTGCTGTGGGAAGGGAACAAGTTAGTCAATCTTGATCCCTACCGCTACTTCCCAGATCCCTCGCTGAGCGTAGACGCTGTGCAGGATGGAGAGTTCGTTGGTTGGTTGGATGAGACCAATTATATGAACCTCCGTGGTCGAGATACTCAGAAGAACGACTTCATCTTCAACGCGCAGTATGTACGGCACATCACTGGCAACAGCAGTCTTAGTTCAGTTTATACTTCTGGGCGCGAGTCGGAGGTAGTGAAGGATAGAGACTCTGATGGTGTGACTCAGCCAGTTGATGTTCTGTGGATGTACATTAACCTTATCCCTAATGAGTGGCAGTATGGGGGAAGCTCTCTTGGGAATAGCACAAAGCCTGAGAAGTGGCTGTTTGGTCTTGCTGGGGATCAGGTTATCATAGCGGCTCAACCTCTCGGACTGAATCACAACAGGTATCCAGTAGCGGTTGCAGCTCCAGACTATGACGGTTATAGTGCTGCTCCTGCTGCAAGACTTGAAATCACTCAGGACTTGCAGGCTATCATTGACTTTCTATATAGCAGCCATATTGCTAACATTCGCAAAGCTATCAACGATATGATCGTGGTCGATCCGTCGTTGGTGAACATCTACGACCTTAACACTCCTAAACCAGGTAAGTTGATTCGTCTTCGTCGTACTGCGTGGGGTAGAGGAGGGATCGACGCCGCCGTAAAACAGCTACAAGTCAATGACGTTACCCAAAACCATACTGCCGACGCTAGCTTCCTTATGGGGTTTACACAACAAGTTATGGGTACATCCGACCAGCTACAGGGTGTACTGCCAAAGAGACGAGGGGAGCGAATCTCAGCTTCAGAAGCTCAAAACGCACGGCTCAGTGGGCTTGCTAGACTCGAAAGAGTTGCGAGAATAATCTCTCTTCAGAGTATGCAGCCGCTGGCCTATATGCTCGCTAGCCACACACAACAGTTCGCGGACCATGAACTGTATGTTAAGGTCTTAGGCGAGTGGCCTCGGCGGTTGCAGGAAGAGTACGGCGGTCAGGTAGGCAACATACAGCAGAATCGTCTGTTGGTAGATCCTATGGATATGCTGATAGACTTTGACATAGAAGAACTTGATGGTACCATACCTGGGTCTGAAAGTGCTGAGACATGGATGCAGTTATTGCAGATTGCTTCACAGAACCCTCAGTTGCTAGCTCAGCTTAGAGTGCCTCAACTCTTCACGCACATTGCTCGTCATCTCGGTGCTAAGAACATCGAGGATTTCATCAACCGCAATCCACCTCCTATCCAAGTAGCTCCAGATGAAGAGGTGTTGAGAGAAGCAGAGAGAGGTAACTTGGTGGCGTTGTCAGGAGATGGTTCAGCTGGAGCTCCGCCGCTACAATGAACGACCAAGAGAAACATGACACGTATGCCTCTTCGATAGAGCATATCAGACGGAGTGTTTACAACGATCCGTTTTGGCATGATCTGGTTAGGTTCCTTCGGGAACAGATCGAAGAGGGCATTGTGGTTCTGAGAACATCACAAGATCTAAACCAGATCATCTTCACACAGGGAACACTGACCGCTCTTGAATCTGTCCTCCAGTTCCCAGAGGACATAATCGCTATCCTAGACTCCGAAGCCGATGCCTGAACCTAACGACCCCCAAGGCCAGATCGCAGATATGCTCAACGCAGTTGAGGGTCCTAGTGATCCCGTAGAACCTTCTGCAGATCCAGTTCCGCAGCCTGAGCCTGTAGAGCCCGCTCCTGCGCCCGAACCCGAACCTCAACCGGAACCTGTAGCTCAGTCTCTTGAGGATCTAGTTGCTAGTCTCCAGACCGAGATTGCGTCGCTGAAGGCTCAATTGACTCCAAAGCCTACTCCAGAAGAGCCTCCGATTGCTGAGTCGGACTTTCAGTTCGAGATCACGCAAGAGCAAGTCGATGAGGCGCTGTATGATCCTGGTAAGCTGCACGCTCTTCTGACTGGTCTCGTTGATCAGATGAAGAAGGAATCTCAACGGATCATCCAAGAGGTTCCTCGCGTGGTAGGAGCTACGGCGGCACGACAGGCGATCATTCAACAGACTGTCGCAACCTTCAAGGCAACACATCCCAAACTCAACGAACCTCAACATGCGGATTATCTAGCTTGGACCACACAGCAGGTCGAGGCGGAGAATCCTGCCTGGACTCCACAGCAAGTGCTGGACGAGACAGCAACACGCATGTACAGGAATCTCGGTATTGCTCAGGAAGCTGCTAAGATTCAAACTCAGAGCCAACAGGAAGCTGGTAAGCCTGCCTTTGCTTCCCGTCCCGGATCTAGTGCGAATCGTAGAGCTCAAGGTGATACCAGAACTCAACTGCAGAAAGAGATCGACGAGATGCTCGCTGCAATTAACTAACACGCCCCGCGTACTCACTAAATAAACCAAAAGCATCATGGCGCAGTTTGCATCTCGGCAGCCAGCTCTTGGAGTTCTCTCGGAGGCTACTCCGTATGGAACTTATGTAGAGCTTAGTGCTGCCGCTCAGCTCACTGTTCAGCAGAGGAGAGTGAAGGCAACAGCTAATACTGCTAATCCAAGCTGGACGCTCACGCTCCCGCCGGTAGTTGAAGCAGCAGGTCTCATTTTCTCAATCGTATCGGTTATTGCTGACGCTCAAGCAGTAACCGTTGCAGATGCGGGAGATGACGCCAACTTCGTTAACCTGACGCTGGACACAACCGACGATGCAGCTTTGTTGATGTCAGACGGGAACCGTTGGTGGGTTCTCGTGAGCGACATCGCGTAAGCCGCTAGGGTGGAGTCAGCATCCACTCCTTCTATCATCAAATAAACACTCAATATCATGGCTACAATCGTTCCTTTTCTGGGGATGCGTGGCACCGGCGATTGGGTCACTAATCAGCGTCCAGAAAGCTGGAGGATGCAGATTCTTCGACTCTACCCGAACGGTCAGGCACCCCTTACCGCTCTGCTCGCTATGGCAGGCTCTGAGGCAGTAGATGATCCTAAGTTCCACTGGTGGACTAAGCATCTCCCTCTGCAGTCTGGAGCCATTACCGAGCTCTACACCGACGCAGGCTTGAGTTCTGCGTACTCCGCGGGGGCCGTAACAGGCACGACGCTCTTTGCTAAAGTTGCAGAGGCTGTCGCCAAGGAGTTCCGCGCTGGTCATACTGCAATGTTTCGCAAGGCAGCGGGTACCGCTCTGGATGAGGTGGATTACCGATACGATGTTCGCGCTAAGGTAACTTCGTCTGTCCAGGCTGGAGCCAACAGCTACATTGCGCTTCGGTTGCTTCAGGACGCCAGCGCTACGTACGACCTCGACGAGGCTACGCACGTTATGGTAGTCGGCAACATCAACGCGGAAGGTGCGGAGATGCCGGACGTGATCACTTACGATCCGGTTGAGTACGACAACGTTACTCAGATCTTCCGCACTCCTCTTTCCATCACGCGTACTGCTCGCAAGACTCGTCTGCGCACTGGCCCTGCTTACCAGCAGGCCAAGGCCGAGGCTCTTGAGATGCACTCGATCGAGATGGAGAAAGCCCTCATGTGGGGCAAGAAGTACTCCGGTGTGGGTGCCAACGGCAAGCCTGAGCGTGCTACTGACGGTCTGGTGAACTTCATTCTCACCAACAATCCAGCCAACGTCGATGCTTACCATATCTCTGCGGACGTGGCAAGTTCTACGACCTGGCTCAACGGTGGTGAAGATTGGCTGAACGCAAAGCTCGAAGTCATCTATCGCTATGGGTCGCCTGACAAGATGGCCCTTTGTGGTAGCAAAGTGTCTCTGGCACTGAGAGCTCTCGCTAAAGCTGGAGCTACCGTCAACATCACGCCGGTCACGGTTCAGTACGGAATCCGTCTGATGCAGTGGGACCACCAGTTCGGTACCCTGTACTTCAAGACGCATCCTCTGATGAACCACGATCCTCTGATGCGCCGAGATATGGTGATCTTCGAGCCGAAGAACATCAAGCAGCGGACCATCGACGACACGATGTTCATCTCGGACCCAGAAGATCGTCGGAACCGGAATCACTCCAAGGACGCAACCGAAGAGGAGTTCCTCACCGAGATCGGCTTCGAGTACCACTACCCGGACACGATGGGTTATCTGTCTGGCTTCGGTGTAAACAAACCGTAATGAGCGTAAGGGGGGCGGAGAGGTCAGCGGGGAATCTCTCCGCTCCCAAACGCTTTGTTGCGGAATAAGACATAGCAAACGATGAGCTTACTAGATGTTCGAAAGAAGTTTGTGCTGTTGACAGGTCGATATGATCTTGTCACAGATCTGACTACGTACGCGAACGTAGATCCTATCGGCGCGAACTTCTTCATTCAGGCAGGCCAGCGTATGCTAGACCGTATGTCATACGGAGGCCGACATCATCAAGTGCGTTGGCGGACTACTCTGAATCAGGGCGAATATCTGATTCAGTCTTCCCGCCTTCGTGCTGTTAAATCAGTTCTAGTGGAGACAACTGATGAAGCGTACCACCTTGTCAAACTTCCATACGGACTACTCCGTGACACCTATGGGGGAGATGCTACGTTCGCAAGCATCGACGAAGGAGCCCCCGTCCACTTCTCCGCAGTATCAGTGCGAGACGTTGACACACCGACTACTACGACAGAGTCTCAAGCAGGGGTACTTATCCTACCGCCAGCTGATAAGTCTTATACGGTAGAGATCGACGGACTGTTCACGTCTGTTCCCTTGCTACTTGACGCGGACGAATCCTTCTGGACTGTAGCTTTTCCAGAGATCCTTATCCAAGCCGCATGGTATGAGCTAGAGCGATATTATCGCAATAGCCAAGGTATGGTGGATCATATGGAATCTATTAAGCAAGATCTCCAAGGTATCGACTTCGACGAGGTTGAGGAGAGCATTGCTGGCCTTAATACAATGCAAGACTCCTGGCAATTCGGATGAAGCAATTCACTTTCGAGCTTCTACCTACTCCACCTCTGGGCCTTCGTCCAGATGCGCGAGCAGTTCGACGAGAGCGTTATCTCGTCGAGTCTTTGAACGTGCGTGGTACTGAGTATGGCTTGGAGGACTATATCCCTGTGACTGAGCCGGTTACAGGGCAGTCTATACAATTTCCTTTTCCTCAAATCATCCGTTTGTCTAGCACTACATATCTAATGCTTGCGAACGGAGTTCTTCACGAGTACAATGATGCGACTAATCCTTGGTCTGACATCGGGCCTCTTGCTAGGTATCAGTATGACGATCCTAGCAGCGTTGCTACTCCTACAGCTCCTACTGACCAATATGATGTTGTTGATCTAGGAGACGCTTTCTATTTGTTCTCTCCTGAGCGGACTATCTTCAAGCCTAGCATGGAGACGTTCGCCGGGATGCCTCAGAAGATATTTGAGCAGAACGATGTCACAATCAACTCGGGGTGTTTCCACAAAGGGCGGGTGGTGTTCGGTGGTTTTGACAACTCCAACTTCTGGAACGACCTCTGGCAAGGAGTCTTCGCAGAATGGCAAGCCAGCTTCAACGATCTCCGACTCGAAACCAGCTTCAACGACATCGGAGCCAACTGGGTCTTCTGGTCTAGCATCGGAGGGGGAGATTTCCCTCTATGGCTCTTCTATCCGGACCTCTATTGCTCAAGTGCTATGGCTCCTACTGCCGCGAGGCTTTTAGAGCTACTAAAGCGCAACGAGCTTGGCTTTATGCAGATGCCCTTTCCTGGCACTGTTCTTTCAGTCAAAGCTCTTGGAGACAACGTGATTGTGTATGGAGATCAAGGGATAGGCGCACTAACGTTCACTCGCGCTATCCAAGAGATGCCACCAACCTACGGCTTTCGTCTTTTGTCTAGAGTCGGAGTCGTTGCACGAGACGCTGTTGGAGGTAATGATGGAGTTCATATCTTCATTGATAAGACTGGTGACCTATGGCAGCTTAGCACTGACCTTAATCTTGCAAAGCTTGGTTATAGAGAGTATCTCTACGATCTCCTCGGCGGAGACATCACTGTCAACTATAATGAACAACAACAAGAGTTTCACGTCTCTGGAGATTTCACAGCCGGAGTGTACGGCTTTCTTCTTAGGCCTCAGGGACTTTTCCAGAACTTCCAAAGAGTCTGCTCCGGTAGTCGCTATTTGGAAGGAGGTATGGTCGGGTGGTCTAGCGACGATACAGACCCTGCGGGATTGGAGGCGAGGATTGTTACCTCACCATTCGACATGTCTACAACTGAACTCAAGACAATCACAGAGATCGGAGCAGATGTTAGATCCACCAACGATGTGTATGTAGCTATTGACTACAAATACAGTCGGAATGATGCTTGGTCCAGAGGGCCTTGGCATCTACTTAATAAGGAACGCAATGCGCGGGTGCAGGTAGCAGGGTTGGAGTTCCGAGTCGCTCTCAAGTGTGCTGCTTATGCGGGCTTTGAGTTGGACCACCTTCAAGTCCACTGGCAGCGTGATGACAAGCGTGTAACTAGAGGCCCCAATGTTGATCCGTCTGTTGCCGGAGCAGGTGAGTAGTATGTGGAAGGTTGTAGGAGCTGCCCTCGCGGAAGGCTTACCTGCAGAATACCAGACAGATACTTCTGCCATGACAGCTATTCTAACGGCTGTCCTTAAAGAAGAAGCTACAGTATGGGTGTACAGATCTCCTCAAGGAGATGGTACTACGCGAGCCTCCGCGCTCGTGTTGACTACTCTTTACCAAGCTCCAATCTTCTTCACCAAACATCTGCTGATCTACTCCTTCTATGCCTTTGAGGTATTGCCAGATGAAGCCTGGATCTCTGGCTTTGAAACTCTTCGCAAGTACGCTGAGAGTTTGAAGTTGGATAGTATCATCGCGTATACAATGCATCCAGGCATTATCAAAATGGCGAAGACTCGTTTAGGAGCTGTAGGTGATTACACTCTTCTCGAATTCTAAACAACACGGCAATGGGTGGATCTGGATCAAGTGGAGAGATCAAAATTCCTGACTACATTCGAGCCGGTCACTACATGTGGCTCACAGGCTGGGATGATGAGGCAGGAGCTGCCGATGATCCTAGGCCAGCTTTGACTGGGCGCTCCATTGGAGAGATCATGGGCTCGGGCAGTGGGCCTATAGGTATCGCTCAGAACCCGTTCATTCAGGGTTATGCTGGTGGACCTTTTGGCTCTACTGCTGTAGCTCTAACTAGTCCTGCTGCTGCATGGCAGACTATGGACGATAGAATCACTGTCCTTGGAGGTATCAACGAACAAGTAGTAGATGCAGATGCTGAGACTGATTGGACAGCTCTTCTAGCTAATGCAGTTGAGCAGGTAGATGTAGAGGGACGTATCGCAGCCATCGTACTTTCTACGCTAATTGAAACTGCTAGTGGTGCTGCTGACGATGAGCTTGCTCTAGTAAAGGCTGACCTTGTACGAGAGACTGGCATCTCGGAGACAACAGAATGGAATGCCTTCATAGCAGCTATCAAAGCTAAGGCTGATGAAGAAGGCATGTTGTCAACTATTAGTTTCGCTGGAATTGAGACAGCAGCTAGGACTAGTGCAGACGCTGTATACGACGCTGCCGTCGCTCTTGGCATTGGAGGCACGGGTCTCAATGAGATTCCAGACTGGCAAGGTCTGGTAGACGCTGTTGTAGCGAAGTTGCAAGAGTGCGGTGTGCTAAAGAATATTGACATTGCTAGTCTCTTCCAACTTGCTCTGGTAGAGGCTAGCGACTCAATCGAAGAGGGTATCAGGAAGGCTAATGAGATCATAGATACTGAACTGCTCCAACCTGTAATCGACGCTTACGATCAGCGCGTTTCTTATCAGAGAGCTCGACGTGTCAACGAGTTCACTGGTCTCATGGCTGATATAGGTGCTGTACAATCTAGCGCATTCCTAATGGGCATGGCGCTCTTGCAAGCTCAGTATCAAGCAGACGTGAATGCTTTCGGAGCAAACCTGACGCTGGAAACCTACAAGCAGGCCATCCCTCTTCATAGTCAAAACCTTAGTAACTTCTTCCAACTTGGAGTTCAGTCCAGCGGTGAGAATGTTCGTAATCGGAGTCAGCTGTTCATCCAGAGTATGCAGAACATGGTGGACATGCAGATTAACAGAACTCGATTTGAGCAATCTCTGATCGCACTCTTCAGCGATATTGACAAAACCCATATTGCTGGAGACTTGCAAGCTGAAACTACTAATAAGCAAGGACGAGATGAGTTCATTCGTTCTGGTGCTAATGGCTTTATCCAGATGTTCATTAACAAGATCCAATATGAACAGACACTAATGCGCCTGCATACACAAGTGTTTCTGGACATACTTGATCGAGAACTTCGTGCTGCTCAGACCAACAAGATCCAGCGAGAGCAGGCCCTGTCTCAAGGCATTGACCACATGCGCCAGCTTAAGCAGTTTAATCTGCAAGCTGAGAAGGAGGTTGTGTCGATGCGTAATGAGTTGAGCAAATGGCAGCATGTTGGACTTCTTGAGAAAGAACAGCAGGACTGGGAACTTCGAGCTAAAGCTGAACTCTGGCCTTTGGAAGTTTATGCTAGAGCCGTACAGATTCTAACAACTGCTGCTACAGGTGCGGCTTTCGTGCCCCATCAACCTAGTCGAACGTCAAGTATCCTTGCGGGTGCTCTTGGTGGGGCGGGAACTGGAGCAGCTACTGGAGCAGCCATTGGAGCAGCTGGTGGACCTATAGGTGCGGGAGCCGGAGCCCTAATAGGTCTTCTACTTGGTGGTCTTGCTGGCGCTTTCTAATCTCTGTTACACCGTAATACATAGAGCAATGCCTGATCCTCCTGCCTTTCCTCGTCTGAGCATTTACAACTCGCTCAAGCAAGATGCTTTGGATTTGCCAGCACCAACTCTGACAGATCTAAATGCTGAACTGCGTAGAAGTGCCGACGTTTATTACCCTGGCCCAGATGGTCTAGTTCAGGCTGTATCTCCTGCAGGGACAACTGAGCGGCTTCCTATTGCTAGTGCAGTTCCTGTGCCTGTTTCTGATGTTAACCTCAGCCAACGGGTACCAGTAGAGCCTACGGTGTCTCCTACTCCGCGCACAGGTTTCTTTACACAGCTACGTCCAGGCAGTTCTGGCATTAGCAGATTTTTCTCTAATACCGCAGTCCAGGAAGGGTTAGGCCAGTTCGCCCTAGCATTCAGCGGTAACAGAGAAGGTTCTGCAGGAACTGTGCTTGGTCGTGCAGCTATAGGTATGGCTCAACGTTCTGCTGAGAATTCCTATATGCGTCGATTGTTGGCTGGAGAAGACCCGGCTAAGATCTCTGGTCCGGATGTAGCTGCTCTAACTCCTGAGGGTCGGCAACGCGCTATGGGCGTGGCATTGCAGCAGCGAGAGGATGCTAGACGTGAGCGAGATATCACATTGAAAGAACAACAAGAGAAGAGGATCGCTTCACAGGAAGGCTATAGACTTCTCTTGGCTACAGAGCAGACTCTTAACGACACTACACGTCTCCGTATCCAGCAGTGGAAGACTAAATTTGACGCTTATCTGGATGTCAAGCAGTATAACTTCGCTGTAAGCAAAGAAGAGTTTGCTCAAACCAGAGCCTTGATTGCGGAGGATCTACAACAGGATATCTTTGATCTTCGAGAGAAGGTTGCAGAAGCTAGCATGGAGGTAGATCGTGAGCGAGCTAAGTTGATGCGTCGTACAGATCCAAACCTTAGATCTGGAACCAATGCAGAAGGCCAAGAGGCTATGAACCTTCTGCGAACTCAAAGTATTCTCGAAGGAGCACGCGAGAGCTACGAGGAGCAGCGTGCCTTGATTAGAGAGGCCGAGGCCCAAGTCACTATGCTTAAGAATGCAGCAGGCTGGAGCGTGAACCAAGCAGAACAGAACGCTATTGATGCTGCACAGACGATAGTCGATACGCTAACTGGGCAGCTTCCTCAAGTAGAAGAAGAGATAAAAGCTGCTCGTAAGAAGTATCGAGAAGCTCTGGGTCTGACTAATGGCTCGCCCTCTTCTACTACGGAAGAAGAAACTGGTGGGGATACTGGCGAGGCTGCACCAGACAGTGCGCGAACCAAGACTCAGCCGACTGCTGCGGCTGATACTCTAACAACTGCACAGACTAGTGCGTTGAATGACGTTTCTAGACTAGTCACCGCACCAAATTCTACTGCTGACCAGCTTACAGCTGCATATGCTAAAGCTAAGAATGCAGGAGTCAAGTTCACGCCTGAACAGGCGGCTGCTATTGAAGCGAAAATCCGAGAGAAACTCTAATGGCCTACCCGATGCCTCAGGACCCTATGCGCTCTCTAGACGAAGCGCTTGGGTTGTCCACTCCTCAAGACTCTCTCAATCAAGCTCTAGGCTTAACTCCTCAAGAAGCGCAGGGACCAGTAACAGGTTCTCCAAGTACGCTTGATGAAATCCAGCAGTTCGCTACATCTGTTATCAAAGGCATTGGCGAATTTCCTGGAGGGGCTGTCGAGGGCACAGGTATTCTTGTTGATAAGCTGACGAAGTTTATCATTGAGAATACTGGTGGAAAGGTACGCGATCCAGGTAACACGTTTGGCAATAACATTGCTGAGCTTGGTAGAGACATTACGGATACTATCTCCAGTTGGCTTCCAGAGGATGATCCTAGACAAGCTGGTGACATTGGCGATATGGTAGGCAACGCCCTTGGCCAGGTCGTTCCTCTAATGCTTGGAGGTACTGTTGCTAAGGCCTTTGGTGCTAGCCAAAAAGGTATCAATATCACAATGGCAGCCGCTACAGGTTTGACTATGGCGGCTGACGGTTACACTCAGGCTTTAGCTAAGGGCGCAGATGAGGGTGAGGCTTGGGATAGATTCCTAGCTGGTATTGTGATCGGCGCTACGGAAGCTGCTCCTCTTGGACATCTTATTAGTCGATTGGACAAAGGTACTGGAGGTGCTATAAAGCGTGCCTTAGTTGAAGCAGCCGTACAAGGTAGTGAAGAACTTATCCAGGAGTTCGCTCAGACAGTAATGGAGAATGCTGCGGACATTTGGATCTTGGGAGAAGACAAAGACTTTCTGGAGGGTTCAGGGACTGCGGCTCAAGTAGGAGGCACAGCGGGAGCGATTCTTGGTGCAGCTACGCAAGCTCTGCTCGGGCGTAAGATGCGTAAGGCACAGATTAGAAGTGATGAGAATGTAGCTAACATTCGAGCCCAACAGGAACTTGCTTCTCAAGAAACCTTAGCCCGTCCAACGAACATTGAGGCCGGAGCAACAGAGCGATTCGATGATAGAGGCACTGTCAATACTATAGAGCCTGGAACTGGGCCAGATTCAGGCAACATTATCGACTCGTCGGAGACTTTGTACTACCAAGCAAGTCCAAACGAGATTGGAGGTATCATAAAGGCTGGTCTTGAGAATGGCACAGAGGTAGGCTTTGATACTAGATCCAAAGTGTTTAGTGGTCCAAATCCTATTCTCATCTTTGATCAAAACTCTGCTAATACAGAGAATGTCGAAGACGGTGAGGGCATTGTATCGTCTGGACGGCCTAAGCCTACTGGTATCCTATTAGATCTTTCTCAGCAAGAGTACAGCATATCAGACCAACAATACTTCGGTGCTTGGAATGCTCTGGTCCAGCAAGCGTCTAGTCATGGTGTAGACTCTGACACCGTGATGAAGGCTAGGCAGAATCCCAAGGGTCCAGAGTTCCAAAACCTTCCTCCAGACCTTCAACAAGCGGTATTGGAGTTCATCCCTTTGCAGGAACAGTGGAGTTCTCAGAGGGATAGCGACCAAACTTTTCCTGCGAATAAAGAAGAAGTAGTAGCGCAATATGAGAAGTTCGGATTGCCGGTGTATGAGATTGCTACAGATGAAGATGGCAATGTTTCCCTTGTCGGATCTCTATACACTCCATCGAGAGAGGCTAGCAACTCCCCAATCCAAAGACCTGCGCCGAGAACTATTGACGAGGCAGCCCAAACGATTGAGGAAGCAGGAATAAGTCTAGAAGAAGGCTTTGAGCGTTCGGTGTCTCAACAGACTTCTTCTACGGACGGCCTTACAACATACGGTCTTTCATACACAGCCTCTTCAGTAATAGAGAATCGCTTTGGTTTTAATGAGTATACAAAGCCAGAGAAGCGCAAGTGGAATGCTGCGTTTAAAGAAGCTGTGACCCGCTTTGGTGTTAGTCTGGACTACATGGAAAGTCTAGCCAAACAGGTCAACGAAAATCCTCAGCCTATTAGTGATATAGAACATGCAGGGATGGTGCTTAAGCTGGCTCAGCTACACGCAGAGTTTGAAGCACAACAGCTTGCTACAGAGCAAGCCATAGAACGAGGTGATCTCGCAGCTGCTCAGCTGACTCAAGCTACTCGTGATGATATTCGAGAGCGCATTGATCGCCTCGTATACGCTAGTCGTCGGGCTGGTAGCGAAGCAGGTCGAGCACTTAATATTCGTAAGGCTACTCTTAATACACTAAAGTTCGATTTCGCTACAATCGAGCGTTTGGCTAGAATTGCCAAGACTGCACCACTTACGGAGTCTGAACTGTCAGAACTACGTGGCCATGCAGAAGCTATCCGTGCAGCCGAGGCTGAGGTGGCTAGACTCGAAAAGCTGGAACAGGAGAAGACTGATACGGAACTTGAAGCGGGAGCGCAGCAGACTCTTGAGATAGAGAAAGAAGCTGCTACTAAGTTCCAAGGTAAGATCGAAGATGTTATCAAAGAGCGGGCTAAGTTGATCAATGCTCTCAAAGGTCTTGGTAATCAAGCAAACGACATCACAGGTCTTAGTGCTCGCGGGGTGTGGGTTCTGGGTCGTCTGGCTATCAGTTATGTCCATGAAGGAGTTACTACACTAGAAGAGGTATATAGACGAACCCGCATCGACACACAAGGCTTCCCTGGCATCGTGGACCTAACACCTCGTGATGTATACGAGGCTATGAACTCGCAGAATCCAGATGCGAAGAAGCGTACGCTGTCAGAGACTACTAAGATCGTTCGTCAGCTTCAGACAGAAGCTAGATTGATTACAGAAGTAGAAGACGCCCTCAACGGATATTTCAAAGATCCAGTTGCGCGTCCTCCTTCTCCAGAGCGTATTCAGGAGTTGCAGAAGATTCTCAGAGAACTTCGACAAAATAGCTATGAGGCCAGACAACGCCGACATGATAAATCTTTAGACACTGCCCATAAGAAGATTGTTGAACTACAGCAGATTCTCGGGACAGGTTATCCGTTGCCTCAAGATCTAGCTCGGGCTCATGAGCTCCTTAGGGATCTCAGGGATCTGAAGAGTACTAGAAAAACCATTGCTGCTAAAGGCAAGATTGATAGAACGAAGCAGACCAAGCGGCAGCGTATAGCTGAACTTGATCAAGCTAAGGAAGAGCTTAAGGATATTCGGAAGCAGCTACGGAAGGACAAATCCTTCGCGGAAGCTAAGAAGAAGATCGATAAGCTACAGAAGCTTTTGAACACCAATGAGCCAACTCCTCAGACTCTTGACGAAGCGCAGGATCTTCTCCAAGATTTGAAGGATCTCAAGAAGGTTAGAAGTGGGGATGAGAAGACTAATGTTGGCAGTCTCGAATGGTACCAACAGCAGTTGGATTCTGGAAATCCTCAGATGCCTCCATCGAAGCCAACTCCGCGTGCCAGGATCAAGGCACTTGATGATGCTCGCAATACCTTAGCTAGAATGAAAGCTGAGGTTGAACAGCTCATTGAGCAGAAGAAGCCCTTCACTATGAAGAGCCTAATGGACCTTGGGCTTAGTCGGAAGGAGGCTATCTTTGGAACGACTCGACAAACTGTTGTAGACGGAGAAACTAAAGAAGAATACATTCCAGGAGCAATCGCTCGTCAGCTTCCTCATTATAAGAGACTCCCCATCACGTTGATGGCTTCGATTGACTGGTCAGGGATTCTACGTCAAGGTTTGCTTCTCAACGCTCGGGCTGTTACTAATACTAGTAGACGAAACACGACCAAGGCTGCGCTCGTTGGAGCTGCTAAGGCATGGGGTAGTAAGCATAGCGCTCGCGGGCTTGATATTATGATACAGAACGATCCTATGCATGAGATTCGTCTCAAGCATAAATTGTTCATATCACCCTTTGAAGGAACTTTCACTGGCAAAGAGGAACTGTTCGCTAATAGACTTGTCCAGAGCATGGCTGGGGAGAGAAGTAATCCAGCTTTCAGAAAGTGGGCTCAGTGGATTATGTCTAGTGAACGGCATATGAGCACGCACCTTAACCTTCTGCGTGTTGGGGTGTTCGATCAGTTTTATAGAGAAAATCCTGTGTCGTCCTTCAGATCGGCAGAAGAGCATCAGAAAGCTATGGATGCTTATGCTGATTATATCAACAAAGCTACCGGGCGTGGTGTTCTCAAAGGGGGTATAGGGGCAGCCTTGTCGGAGGTATACTTCGCTCCGAAATTTGCTGTCTCTCGCTTTCAGGCTCCTCTGACTCTCTTTAAGTATTGGAAGATGCCTCAAGTCCGTAGACAGATCGCAGCAGATCTAGCATCTATGTTAACGACTAATGTCGTGATGATGATGCTGGCCCAGCTTTCTGGTGCGGCTTTTGTAGGTCTTGATCCGAGAGATAGCGACTTTGGCAAGATGGTCTTTGGGAACACTAGGATTGATCCTTGGGGCGGCTTCATTCAACCGGCCCGTCTAATCGGAGCCATAGGTATGGGCTATCTTGAGCGGCAGGATTTGATAGGTAAACATTTGCCTGACAACATGAAAGTGTTCGGCGGGATTAATAGTATCTATGATCTGGTAGCCAACTTTTCTCACTACAAACTTGCTCCGCACATTACTATTGCAGCCGACCTAATCCAAGGTAAGAACGTTGTTGGTGAGGAGGTTGGACCTATTGATGTAGCAGCTGGATCTGTAGTCACACTCTTCTTGCAAGAGCTATACAGCACATTCAAGGTCCAAGGGCTAGTTACGGCGCTCGGATCATCTGTGCCAGCATGGCTAGGCATGGGTGTATCATCGTATGGTGATGCGTTGAAGCGTGGAGATACTAAGCAGATTCTACGCAACGCGGGCTTTAGACCAAGAACTCCTACGTATCCTGATTGGGTAAATCAGGATGAGGACTTCAAGAAGGAGCTAGACGAAGCGTTTGCTGCTCAGTTTTGGGCTAGGACTATGGTATACGAACCTCAGTTCGAGCATCACCCGCCAGAGAGACAGCGAGAATGGTTAGAGGCCATTGCTGCTCAAGCACGTTGTGATGTGTTGGCTCAGATCGGAGAGCGTTGTGGTAAGCCTCCAAAGCTCCCTTACTAGAGTGGCAACGACTCAATGTTTGCGAGTGAACGCTGATCCCATCTGCGTCCTGGCGCGCCTACATCTACGTGAGTGAACGTGTCATATCTGCCAATTCCACCTACGTGTAAGCTCTCAGCGTACTCCGCTACTTGCTCGGGATCGACACCTCTCACCTGAATATCAGCAGCCATGCCGCGAACATGGTAGCTATTCTTAGAACTGTTTCTTGTGGCGTCGTTGTGTTCTGGGCTTCGATACCAACTTCGAATGATTACAGGCTTGTTGAAGTGTTCTCGAATCTCCTGCAGCAAGAACACTAGAGGTCTAGAGATCAAGACTAGATCTGAGCCGTCTCTGCTTGCAGCTTCGATCAGTCTAAAGTTCTCAGATAGCTTAAAAGCTGGCCCTTCAATGCTGAGTCGATAGGCGCGGACTGTGTACTCGGAGTAATATCGGCGTGACATTGGTCTGATGGTTTTGGTTAGAGGAACGATTGGCCCTTCTGGGCCGAACCTGCCAGTTCGCGTGTTCATGATCGAAACCCGTTAAGGGAGTCCCATTCCCAATGAGGTTTTTCATCCATAGTAGTTCCTCTATATCTGGCTCCGTGTATCCAGAGACCAGTTGGAATACCAGGGATTCCTAGGCTAAAGTGTTGGTAAGAGTGCGCGACGTTCTGTGGCTCTTCGGCTAAATGCTTTTTCATAGCATCCAGAGATTTAGTGGCCCAAGCCATCTGCCAGACTCCTCCTTCTTGGAGAAGGATCTCGTACCCGTACCACATCTCTATTAACCCGTCCATCTCCCTTCGATGGAGTTCAGCTTCAATAGCTTCGTTTATCATGTTCTCGAGAGCTTCTACAGCTTCTCGTTTTATCTTGCTCATTAGATTACCTCTCTGTCTTCGTCTTCCATCTCCAGCCAACGCTGCAGAGCGTCGATAGCGCCGATGACAGCCTTTCTCTTAGACTCACCGGGCTTTTCTCCTGCTCTTAGTAGCTTCTTGACTGCCTGGAAGAGTGGTGCTTCGAGATTGCCATAGACACGATCTATCCTGTAAGGATCGAGTTTAGCTCCTCGAAAGGTCTTGTTGTAATGTTGTGGAGTAGGATCGTCCATCTTCGTTCAACCCTCGGACATAGGAGGACCAGGACGGAGAGCTTCCTCTTCCTTCTCACGGTCTCGGTTCAGTGCGTGAAAGGTGTTCCAGCCTTCAGGATACCGAGCCTCCAGCTTCCTGGAATTAGCTTCCTCAGCCGCCGAGACATCAAGACCCATCCCCTGCATGGCGCATTCAGCGAACCAAAGCACATCTCCAATCTCTTCGATTACAGAGCTGTTCAGCTGAGACTCTCCATAAGCGAAGGGATCTTCGAGATACTCCCGAAGAATCTCCGCCAGTTCTCCAGCCTCGTCCATGATACCTAGCATACCATGCACGGTATCGCGTACTGGCCAGATACCTTGTCTTTGAACTCCCTGTGCTGGACGTCCTGGGATGTCGTAGAACAACCGCTTCTTGATCTCCTTGATCTTCAGCGCTGCTATCTGCAACTCATATAGTGCAGAGTAGATTTCGTTCTTGGGAATGGCTAGGTAGTTGAACTCTGTACTCTTGGTTCGAGATACAGTGTCACTGACTTGGTGTTTCATTGTAGTTTCTTCAATAAAGGGTTATTAGGAATGACTTCGACGACTGTTGTTCTACCAGTGACTAACCTCCTAGCAAACTGAAGTTGCACCATCGAATCAACAGCAGACTCGAGAGCCTTGACTGTTCCGAGATCACCGTAAAAGGCTCTAAAGATTTCATCGTATGTAGCTCTCATGTTTGGCCGAAGTACTAGCCAAGCACATATCTCGTATACAACAGGAGCTATCTGTGAGCTGCCTCGACCCATAAACGTACGAGGCATTTTAACCTCGGTTCGTTCCAGAAGGTCTATTGCTCTAAGCAATATCTCCTTTGAAATCTTCAGAGTACCATCGTCGGTTCTACAATCTTCGCTGACTGACAGGATCATACACAACTTCAAGATATGAGTCGCTCGTCGGCTGTTATATCCCGCGAAGTTGGGATCGCTGAACGGAGGAAACTTATCTTGATTCGTGTACCACTTCACCCACTCGTCTACGAACTCCTCTGTCACTAAGAACATCCCGTTCGTCGTGTAGATGTCCTCCAGATCTGCTAGTAGATCCTTCTTCAATTGCTCATCAGTGACACTTAGGAATGGGGCAGGCACTAACTTTCCCTTATCTTCCTCAAAGACGAAGATGATTCGGCTAGCGAGCCCTCCTCCGATAGCGTCTTGGGGTAGAGCATTCTGTATCAAGTGTGGTGTTGTGGCTCCGATAAGATTCACCCACACGCCTACTATCTCATCCGTTCCCATGTTCTTGGTTCGATAAGTCCAGTTGTCTCGACAGTCGAACCAATCTGTTAGGTCTGCGATAAGCTGCTTATTGTCATAGCCGAGAAACACTGTTAGTTCCTGGCTATATATCGTAAGCGATGCGTGAGTTATAATCTTGCCGTCACTGCGTTGTAGGTACTCCGTGCTGTTTTTCAGTTCTCGTATAAGCGCCTCTCTTGTTATTGCCTCGGCTGCAAGTTTGATGCCGAGTTCCCTCAGGAAGCCCGCTCCAGTACCCATAGCAGTACCTTTGCGACACTTGCCTGAGGGACCTACTAGCACAATGTACATGTTAGGATAGAACACGCCAGCGGTGCCCCACCTAAGATAGCACTTTCGTTGCAGCGCAGCGGCGATTAGAGCTACAGCTACCCACTCACGATATAAGAGAGGAGGTTCACTGTGGTCTGTGTACTTAAGGTAGCTTGTGATCCAATCATCGACGCGTCTACTCATATCCTAATGTTGTCATCTTCTGTTTCTGACTCCAGTACTACTCTAACAGAGACTCCCTCCGAGAGATTATCCGTTCTGTAGGACATAACAGACGGATATATCCCGAATCTTGATGCAAACTCAGCACAAGATTCTTCGATTCCGAGTCTCAGATTCGTCAGAGCTTCTTGCATCTCAGAGACAGTAGGCGCTTCAACGGGAGGATCTGGCGGGAGTTCAACTTCAGTAAGGAGGAATCCTGTTGGGAGGACGGGTACTGGCTCTCCTGAGTCAGAATAGAACTTGTCTCCCAGGATACCACTAGGCAAAGGCTGATCGTTCCACACTCGATAGCCATATACTCCCTCGAATCCAGGCTTGTACCTAAACACGTTTCCTTCATGGAAGGGTCTGGTTGGGTTGTTGAGAACGAATCCATACGTGTCCTTAGGTTCGTAGTCTCCTCTAGGATTAACATTGGTTTCGCATCCAAGAACGGATAGTCCCTCCATCGTCATGCTGTTCCAGGTGCCGTACAGACCGGCGGTTGACTTAGCGAGTATTCTTGAGAGGCGATTCATTCGCATAGGCTTCCGTCCGTTGAAGAACACGGCGTATCCTGAGATATGGTCGAAAACCACACCGTCTAGGATAATACCTCCACCACCAGCAGAGTACACACCATGTTCACCATCGCCTTTGTATGCCAACTGTTTGCATAGAGTACGAAGGATGTAGCGCTCTTCGTAGAACTCATCCGTGTCCTCAATATCCGGCCCCTCAACCGAATCCCGAGGAGGGATTAGTCCTGTCATTCCGGCTTGCGCTACGGCCTCATGGATGTCAAAGGCTAGCTCACCTGCGTTTAGGATGAGCCCGACAGGAACTCGGGCAATGATCTCCCAAACAGGGTCTTCTGGATATGGGTCAACTCCGCAGTATCGGAACGCGCCCCGCAAGAGAGTAATGTCTCCCTCAGAAGTAGCAAGCTCCTGCATCCCTCCCATGATCTGACTACTGATGGTGAAGTCTTCCCAGTAGAAACGACTATCAACCCAGAGCGAAGCCATTAATAGACCTGGCCCTATGAACCTCATATTAGGTCCGAGTTTGATCGTTCGATACTGACGAGTACCGGGCTGGAACTTGTCTGTCCAGTTGCGGATGCCTAGATCTACCACAGCTTCGTCATCCCAATGCACCTCGTATACTTTACCGTCTGGAGCGCCAGGATGATTAAAGCCGTAGACGCCTTGAGCTTCTCCATATATTCCCCTGTTGATATGGAGCGTGTCGATGTCCTGAGTGCCTAGCTTGTAGAACGCGTCCTTCAAGTTGAAAGGCCCGTCAGGATAGATTTCTAGTATAGCCATGTCAGTCTCCTGTTGTGAGTTGGTGATATGCCGACTCTAGCATCTGTGCTACAGCTTGTCGTCGGCCATGAGTGATGGTATGTTTGAACTCCACGCCGTCTTTCAGATTCTTAGCATGTATGCTGAAGTCTACTGGAATCACGAAGCGTCTCCCTTTCCACTCCAGCGGAGTTTCTAAGCTAGACTTTATCAGGTCAAGCAGGAATGCTTGATCTAACCAGGGCACGCTTAGTGGAATCTGAAAGGCTATAGAGTCGTGGACTTGAGCGAGAAGTTCTACAGACTTCATCGCAGGGTCGTTATACACATAGGCTAATCCTCGTTCGTTGATGATGTCTGCGACAGTTGATTGAGGAATGAAGGCGTAGGCCTCTTTGAAGAGAGTATCACCCCACCTGTCAGTAAAGGTGTACTTTCTACCAAAGAGATTCGTGACCACCATACCTTGTCTAAGTTCCTCTTGGACGGCTCGATGGTACTTAGCCACCCCAGGGTATGCTCGGTGGTACTGGTCATGAATCCACTTGGCGTCGCGTTCGCTAATTTCGAGGTGGAGCGCAAAGGATTTGTAACCGAGTCCATAGTTCAATCCGTGGTTTGCACGTTTGCCCCAATAGCGATGAGTGAATCGTCCTCCACCAAGGTCGCTCTTCACGTCGTTGTTGTTCATGTCGATAATCTCCTCGACGGGGATACCGAAGATGAGACTAGCCGTCTTACTGTGGATGTCAACCCCGTTCTCGAAAGCATCAATCATCGACACGTCAGGACCAAGATAGGCAACGACTCTGTTCTCCGCTTGGCTTAGGTCCAGGTTATACGCAACATAACCTTCGTCTGGTAGCATGAACTTCTTCATTATCGGAGGCTGATTCTGAATATTAGCTCCAGTCCCGAAGATAGTTTTGCTACTAGACAGTCGACCCGTTCTCGCTCCAACAGGGTTGATGCTACTTCTAAGCCTTCCGTCGTCATCCAACTTCATGGAGAAGTAAGTACCCTCCAGTTTAGCAAGGGTTCGATGTTCAAGAACAAGCTGCGCTACCTTATCTCCCTTTCCCGATAGCCTCTTAAGCGCTTTCTCGTTCGTTGTTACCTTACCTTGATCTTTGTATGGAGGATACTTCTTCTTTGTGTAGAAGTAATCCTTCAACTGAGTTGGGCTTCTAGGATTCAATTCGTATCCGGCAGTGATGTTTATCTGCTTTTCCAATTCCGCTAGATGCAACTTTGCAGCAGAAGCCTGCTTCTTCAAGCCGTCAACATCCATACGAATGCCCCGCTCAGTCATAAAGAGAAGCGGAGCAAGTAGCGAAGCCTGACGCTTGTAGGTCTTGTAGTTACCTTGTGTCTTTAACTCAGCTACTTGTTTGGGGAAGGCTTCCATTAGAACAATGCTATCAAGTGCATTGTATCGCCAGAAGCGCATTTGCCAATCTGCACCTACTGACGTGAAGCCTTTGATCTGGTCCTTAATTACGCTCTTACCCTCGTCCTTGTAATACGGGATGTCAGTATACAGACTGGTGATGAACGCAAGACCTTTTGAGAAGTCTGGATAGAGAATAGCTTGCGCTATCATTGTATCCTGTACGTTGTTGGTTAGCACTGCATATTCACGCAATAGAAACGAAGTATCGAACATCGCATTTTGAGCGATCTTCTCTATCCTCTCATTGCCGAGTATATCTGCTATCCGTTTCCAAACCTCTCGCTCTTGTTCGATTGTGAAGTACTCCCTCCCGTCGTTAATGAAAGGGATAGATATAACATCCTTGTCACTGTAAGCGAAGCTAATGCAAGTCACAAAACCTTTGCTAACTTCGATGTCGAAAGCTACACGTTGCGCGTTCCAGCAAGCGCTTAGGTAGTCAATACACTCCTCGAATGTTGGCTTCAGTATATACCTTCGATCATCGACAGGGAGATCGGGTGACATTGACTGTTGCTTGGCTCTACGAAGATCAAATGCGATCAAGTGCCGCCAACTGTACTGGCGCAGCGCAGCCGCCGGATGTATGATCGGTATGACCTTTACTCCAGGCACAAGACTCGATTCCATCACAGAACCACGCCACTTTGTTATTCCTTGCTCTCCGGTCAAGGCGTACAAAGCAGCATTGCCTACGGCGATGATTACATTAGGTCGCACTGTCTCTATCTCTGTCTTCAGCAAGTCGATGTATTGCCGAGCAGCTTTTGAGATCACGACTTTATTGCCTAGCCGTATAAAGACGTTAAGGTTGTTATTAGGTGGACGTTCTTTGATTACGTTGGTAATGTAGCAGACCTGTCGTAGGATCCCTGCTTTTACCAACAATCTGTCGAGTAGCTTCCCACTAACTCCGACAAAGGGCTGCTTCATGCGAGCCTCAGTTTCGCCGGGTGCTTCACCGACGATCATGATCTCAGCATTTTCAGGGCCTATCGCTGGAACTATGTTGTGCGGAAGATTCTCCGTTGCTATTGCGCTCATTTTGTTTGCGGCTAAAGTTGAAGATTCGCTCCAGCATCTCGTGATACTCTTCTACTGGCATCTGAGATAGAGCATCTAGTTCCATGTTGGCTGACTCTGGTGAGAAGAGCCCCTCCAACCACTCTAAGAATCGTTTCATGTTATCGTGTATATGGCTATGTAGAGCGCGCCTATGAAGCACGCTGCTACAAAGAGTATCATCAGGATCAGAATGAGACAGTTACCTCTTGAGAAGAGGTTGTCGTCGTCAGGGAAGTACTTAGTCGTCGGTTCTTTCATCGTCGTATACCTCCGTGTGGCTTACAAAAGTGGTCGCCACTAACTCCATTTCCGTAGAATCTGGAGTCAGTACGATAGGTTCGTCGAGATCGAAGTCTCGTTGTCCTGGCCCGGTTGTGACTCGAATGCCGTTTATATGAACGTGGTCTTCTGCTACCTGATAATACCGAGCCTTAACGATGACTCGAACATCCCAGATCACGCCATAAGGTGCAGGCTTTCCGTCTATCAAAGGCAGGATGTCGATGGTCGGATCACTTTGTTCCATTATCTTACATAGTTAATATGACTTCCACGAACCATAAGATTCGCTAGTCACGCGGTGAATAAAGGCGTTGCGATACTTCTCTTCGAGATCCCACCCGAAAGCAGGAAGACCCAACTTGGCTGCCGCCAGCATTGTGTTACCACTACCAGCGAACGGAACCATGACTGTCGAAGACTCTCTCGCAAACGTGTTGATGATGTCCTGCATCATCTCAATAGGCCGTTCGGTCGGATGTATCTTCTTCGTGCTGTGCACTGGAGAATAATCAAAGACATTGATCCGTCCTTGCTTATTCATTCCAGGAGAACCTTTGCGAGCATAGAAGAAGAACTCTGCCGCATTGCCGAGATACTTATCCGGATGATGAGTCTGACCTGTTCTCTTAGTCCACACTCCTGGAATACGTTTCATCTCAAAGCCTGCTTCGACGATCCAGTCTGCTAGAGGCTGGAACCAGGGCTCAGGCCCGAACCAGCATACTAGCCATGAGTGCGAAGACATCACGCGATAGCATTCCGCTAAGGTTTTTCGCATGAAGTCTTCATAGAATGTAGGTTTGATCTCATTATACTTCGACGTATCCGCTTTCTTCTTCTGGCCATGCAGATCAATCGCGTAAGGAGGATCAAGTTCGACGAAGTTGACAATCCCGTCAGTCACCTTTCCAACACCATCGAAGAAGTTACCTAGCTGGTACGAAGCTATGAGCGCATCGCCCTTCTTCAGCTTAGGTTGGACATCACTCTTCATCTTCTGGCGGCGAGCAACTTCCTTCAACGCCTCACGCTTGATTTCCTCTTCTCGCAATCTAGCCGCATCGGCCTTGGTCTTTACCTTTGAAAGCAGATCAGGATTCTCTTGTAGGAATTGATGCAGCTGCACATCTCGGCTCAGTGTCGCAGCGCTGACTCCAAGCTGATCTGCTACATCACGCAAGGAAACTCCCGACGCGTCTGGAGCCGTGCTGATCTTCTCTCCATACTGCTCTTGCATCAGCCGAAGGATCTCTGCTCGTGCAGCTAACTCTTCTGGCGGAGACAGCCTCTTTCTGTTCAAGTTCTCATGAAGCTCCAGCGTTCGGATCTCCATAGCGGTGAGCGTATGCTCAAAGATCAGCGCGGGTATTTGCTTCAGCTGAATAGACAGCGCAGCCATTGTTCGCCGTCCACCAGCTATAAGCAAATACGGCTGCCTAGGATCTTTAGGCTCCATCGACTTCAGTTCAGCTTCGTCAAGAGCTGACTTCAGAACTATAGCAATGGGAGAGATCATCCCATTCACTTTCATATCATCAGCCAGCTCTTCGATGCCTACATAGTCTCCCCGCATTCGCTTGCCTAGATCAATCTTCAGCGGGTCTATGAAGTCCATCTTTTTATTAAGGACAGTTTCTCTCATTTACTCTCTCCAAGTTGTCTAAGAAGTTCCAGGCGTACTTCCGGGGGAAGAGCCTTCAGTTGTTCCAGTGTATCAGCTGCATGACTCTTCTTCGGCTTAGCTGAGACAGCTCTCTTCTTAACTGTCTCAGCTGTATCGCGTCTTAGCTGACGCTTTCCTCGAATAATCTCATCGAGTTCTTCGTCAGTTAGATCTCTAAGAGTCTTGCGAATATCGTCAATGTGAGCCATATCCATTCTCCTTGTAGCGGCGAACGACAGGATGCTTCCAGACGTCCGGTATCCCGGCTGTCGGCTTTCGTATCCTATTGCTACAGAGTTCGCCTTGGTGTTGGGGAAATGAGTTGCCAACTGTCGCACTGTCGTAGTCCGTCCTAGGTACTCCTTGGTACCAGCGAACTGCACGATAATGGGCTCGTCAGCATACTCACCTAATTGTTCGAGGCAGTCAGCCAAGGTTGACTGTGGGCCTAGCGTAGTGCTAATCTGAGTCGTCAGCATCTCCTGTATCCAAAGCCATTAGATCCAACAAACCTACTCTACGAGAGAGTAGCGCTCCGAGGAATAGATCAGCTTGTGGGTGCAAGAGTACACGGATCAGATCATCAACGATTACAGAGAACACGGCCTTTTGCAGGCCATGAACTTGACCGAGCGTAGCGTCCAGCGCGGCCTTTTGTTCCTCTGTTAGTTCTACGCTAAGCCGTGGTGCATACTTGCGTTTGCTCGTAGACATAGCTGTTTCTGGTTAAAGCCAAAAAAGGGGTGAGGACATTGACTGCCCCCACCCCTTTAGGTGGCTAGGCTATGCGGGATGTAGCCTAGGCTCCGGTGATGAAGTAGCGGATGCGGTTCTGCTCGCCGTACTCGGGATCATCGTCCTTACGGAGAACAGCCACGCATTCGGCTCCGACCATCTCGGCCAAGTCAAGCTGGCCGTTGTTCGGCAGACCGAGAGCCTCCAACGTCTTGTTGAGGTTGACTCGGTTGCGGTTCAACTGGCGCTGATCGTTGAACGACGGGTCAGGAATCCAGTTGAAGTGAGTGACCGCCTTGGCAGTCGGGTAGTCTGCGATCTCGAACGTCGTGAGAAGATACCGCTGGCTGTCAGGGCTTTTCTGGTTAAGCCGCGCTCCGATGCAGACGAGGTTGTACTCGCCTGGTTCTACTGCGTGTTCTTCGACGGCATCGTCGAGTTCCATGACCGTGAGGTCGAGGACGGTGGAGCCTTCGACGGGTTCTGCGTGCTCCATTGCTTCTGCGAGTGTAGTGCTCATTGCTTTGTGTTGTGGTTATGTTTCTGCGCAAAGGCGCGCATTGTAGCGAAGGGAGGCCCCGACCCTCTGTGCTTGTCCTATACCGACTACGCCAGTGTAATCCAGAAGCAACCCTTAGGGACTGGATGGTAGAACGTAGACGGCCAAGCTACCTTCGCTTCTTGGTTAGGTGGAAAAGGACGGACAAAAATCGGCTCGATGTACAGACGGCCAGGGCTTCGCAGGCTGAGGTAGAGCGCCGTGACACTCTCCCCAATCTTCGTGCTCTATATACTCCTTGCTGATATGATCGTAGGCCAACTCAGTGTGCTTAAACCAGCAGCAGTTTGCACAACGGCCAGGAACAGTTGCAGCTTTCTTTTCTTTGCTCACGAAATAGAACCTCCACCAGTCGTAGAAGATTTCACGTTCTCCAGGTAGCGGCTTGTAGCTTGGAATCCCGTAGGGATCGCCACTGAGAGACGTAAACCATCTGATGATCGGGGCTGTGTCACTACGATACTCTCGTCGTCGATGTTCAAACAGGATCATCCACCTCATCCTGCTTATCCTCCCAGGACATGCCTGCTTTCTTGAGAATTAAGCTAAGATTCTGAGGTTCTCGCTCTTGAAGAACATCAGCCCTTCGCAGACGGGATCTGGCAATGTAGATCCCAGAAGGAGTAAGACGATACTCGTACTTTCGTGTAGTACCGGCAGGCTTACCTTCTGCGAAATACACTTCGTCGAACAAGCTAGGCATCTGCTGAGCGAACTTCCGTCCGTCCATAGCTACCATAGCGAACGTGCGGCCAGTCTTCTCGTCCTTGTCGATCACCATGTGCGCTATAACAACGGTGTGACAAGGGAGCGTAGCGATGTCGCTGATATGTTGAGCGAGGACTTTCTGGTGAACGAGGTAATCTGACATCTCCGGGATGATGTCGGGGTCTTTGCCTAGATCCGCGCTGAGCTTGGGCGGCTTGCGCTTACGAGCCTTGAGGATCTCATGCATCAGAGCCGACGTGAACCGAGTCCAACTGTCGATCACGTACGTACCGACGTGTTCAAACATGTTGATCTGCTTGAGCCGATAGAACTCGCGTTCCCATGCACGATAAGCCTTAGGCTCAGTCGCACTGTCCTCCTCGAAGCGGTTGTCAACAATGACTCTTCCGCTGTCGATTTGGCTTTGCTCAATGCAGTTAGATCCGCCAGGATCAAAGCTATGGATCAAGACTGGACCAGGGGCGAACTGCATCCCGTACGTCTTACCGCTTCCGTAGTCTCCGATTACGAGAAAGTTTGCGTACTTCCTGGTCTTCGTGTACATCTGACGTATCTTCTGGAACTCCGTCTGTACGTCCAACCTTATCTGCTTCCGAACTTGCTCTTTCGTCTGCATCTTCTGTCTCCGTTGGGTCTTGGGTGGTCACTTTGTAGACCGGGCGGCGGCCAAATCCAAAGTCAATCCAGTGCAATTCGTCGCTACCCTCAAAGGTGCGAATAGTAGCTTTGAGTTGCTCCGGGTTCTTGGGACTCTCAATCCTCCGCCAGGTGTCCGTCGAGTACTTCTTGAACCAGTAGGTTGTCATGGGTTTGTAGATTTCGCGGTGAAGGAGTTTAGGATTCCAGTCCGTAAAGAGGGCTATCTCTTGAACAGTTATGTACTCTGACCGCTCAGGGAACAAGTCTTGAGCCCGCCCGATGTCAGAGCTATTACTGTTCGTGAACGGTCTGCGTAATCGCGTCATGACGCTCTCCTAGCGCTTCTGCACCTCTTGGATCTCGCTTTCGCCTGCCTTTACAATGTACTTCGCATCATCCTGTTCTCGTCTTGGATCCCAGAACGCTTGCTCGAAGCCACTTGGTGGACTGTCTGCGTGTTCCAGCGGGTTCGGCCAGGTAGCACAGAACTGCGCGAAGGGACAGCCATACTTAGAACAACTCGTCCCGTTGCAAGGAAAGGCAGGAAGAATGTCGTCGTCTGGCGTACTGTTGACAAGGTTTTCCCAGTGCCAACTCATGTAGTCGAGGATATGATTGACTCGCCACAGTCCTTCGACCATCATGCGTTCGCTCTTGGCGACTGGCACTCGAATGAACTCGTTGTTGTCTGGCTTAGCTTTCGTTGGCGCACGAAGGATCGCACCGTTGATAATCACGCCAGACACATCATCGTCAGGGAAGATCGCGTTGAGAGCGTGAGTGTACAGCCACGGCTGCGTTATCAAGTCCCATTGATCTGCCCAACGTTGAGACCATCGGCCTGTTGTCTTGTGTTCCATGCTCGCTATACGCCCGTTGCGGCGGACGATTGAATCGAGCTTGAAGTGCAGTACTCGATCCTCCTGAACAGGGACACTACCTGCGACCTCGGTGTACATTGTTCTCATCTCTCGCTTGTCCCGCTCCCACAGTTGCGCGTACTTGACGAGAGCACGCAGGGCGTTCTCGGGATTCTTCGCACTGTGTGGATCTGGACCCAAGGTCTGAGGGAACTGAGACTCGTAGTAGTCATTGAACAACTGCCATGCTTCGAGCACAGCCTTGTCGCTATAACCGTCGTCGGTGTTCAGAGATCGGAGAAGATGCTCCATAGCAAGATGCCATCCGCTACCGAACTCTAGATGAATGTTAGGGTCGATACCTCTCCAGCCGAGAACATACTGGAAGAAGTACTTACGTGGACTATCCAAGAACGTCTGTATCTTCGACGCATCGTGGATGTCCATAGTCGGGTGATAGACCAGTCCGGTTTCCGCTATCTCTTCACCAGCGGTCCAGATCCGATCTCCTAGTGATTGGAGCATAAGTTAGTTGTTCCGTGACTACGCAAGAGCGCGTATCGCAGGGCCAGGAGGGCTCGAACCTCCAACCTCCAGATTCAAAGTCTGGTGTTCTGCCAGTTGAACTATGACCCTGTTCGTGTGGTTGTGCTAAGCACCGACGTTAGTCGGGGAGAAGTCCGTGTTTTTGCTGGCATTAGCATAAAGGACGACAGTTCGCATCGCCCCTTGGGAAGTCCACAACCTACACGAAGTTGTTGTCAAAGACCTGCGCGGTCTTCGAGATCATTCACTCTCGCTTCGATGTCTTCAATACGTTCAAGGACAGATCGAAGTAGTTGATCTACCAGATGAACGATGAAATCGAATAGCCAACTCGGTACCCATCGAGGCTTCTTGATTGTCGTAGCCATTTGCGTGGTGTTTAGAGGTTAGTCTAGCTTCAGTGATCGAGCAATATACCCATCGTTCTTGTGGATGAGTAAGTTGATCTTTCCGTGCTTAGCCGCCATGATAGCCGTAGCCACCATGTTCATCTGAGTGAGGCTAGTACATAGAATATAGTCATATGGCTTGCTATTCTTTAGCACGTCTGAGAACTTTCGGTACATCTGTGTGATAGCATACCGATTGATAGGGCCTTTGGAAAGGAAGACCAAAGGGCCGAACTTCTCTGCTGCGCTAAAGTCATGGCCGCCGTCATTCACTACATAGACCGTGCTGTAGTGAGTTTGGCCGGGATCGTCTGACTGTCGCATACCTTATGTCGCTTGCTAATTTGTGCGTATGAGCCAAAGAAAAAAGAAGGGGATGGGCAGAACCCATCCCCCTCTTCTCGGTACGGATGCCGACTACGCGGCTTCGAGACCGGCCTTGAGCATTGCGATGATCGCAGCGCGCTCGTCTTCGTCCAGCTTGTTGAAGTTGGAGAGGATCGAGGACTTGGGATCGCGCGTCGGAGAACGATCCACGTCGGGCCGCCAGTCGGTGAACTCGACATCGAGCTGATCTTGGGTCGCGCCGTCTACAAGGCGGGCGCGGATCTGCGACTGGAGCTTGACGTTGGCCGACCTGATGAAGAAGTCGTAGACCGTTTCGTCGCCGAACTTCTCAATGGCTTCTGCGGCGTTGGCACCTGGATCCCAGTTCACAGTGCCAGACACCTTGTAGGTGTTGCCGTCTTCGTCTTCCAGCTCCTTAGTAGCTGTCACTTCAACCAACGACGAGACTTCCTCTTCAACGTCGGCAGTCGGGGTAAGGACTTCACTCATGACAAACCTCTTAGTTTGTTTGTTGTGTTGGGTGATACCCGTGCTTTCGCGTACGGGCGGGAATGTTTTGCAAATATACAGTGTGACGCGGCAAGTGTCAACCACTATGCGAATTTTGTTAGTCTTGTTAATTTGCGTCACCAAAGAGATCCTTCTGCCTAGAGTCACCTAGGTGCTTACGGATCTTCTCAGCGATCAGGTCGAGATCTGCGCTGGATGCAGAGATCCTATCGACTCCCTCAGCCACTCGATCTTCTTCTTGGAGCGCAGAGACGATAGCCCTCTTTGCTGCCGAGCCTGTCGGAGTACCAAGTCCCATGCTATCAAGCGCTACTGTTGCGTCTTCGACTGTGTTATAACGCGACAGTTCGTGTTCGACTAGATCATGGAATGTGGAGACGATAAGATGGATCAGGTGTGATCTGCTCGTCGGACTGTAGCCCCTGTCCCGGAAGAACCGAGCAAGTGCAGCCATCTGGCGTAGATCTACCCGAGCGTTTACGGGAATGCGTTGTGAGTCAGCCATGTGCGTGCTATGTTTTAGAATTTGACAAAGCTAGAGGTATATAGACAGTACCCGTAGCATTGCTATTAGGTAGAACAACAGATACCCAGCCCCGATAACAACGAGGCCGAGCACTGTCACGAACACGAACCATACGAGAACGAATTCTCTACTGATCCGCTTTTCATTGTGGAGATCGAAGATAGTCCAGGCCAGGTAGTCCACAAGGCTTTCAGTAATCTTCATTGTAGTAGTCGCTAGCCCACCAAGCCAGCGCCTCTTCCTCCAACGTCTCCAACTCTTCATCAGAGGGCTCGAACTCGACTCCATCTTCCGTGAACGCCTGGAAGATGGAGGCCGTGGGCGGTGTTGCCGGTTCCCAGAACGTCTGGGGAGATCCGTGGTCGATGTCTGCAATTACAGAGACGTCTTCTTGATCTCCGAGCCTGCAGAAGAACTTAACGCGAGTTGTCATTTTCCTATGAGGTCTGCGAGTTTAACAAAGAGCAGCACTATCAACAGTGCCACCATGAGAGCGATGGGATCGTCTAGTTTCATCTGGACTCCAGCAATCCTTTGATGCTGGTTCCGAGGAGCTTAGGTTCGACTCGGCCCATCGCAGTTCCTGTTGCCAGCTTGTTCATGAAGGTCAGACCGCTATCACCGTCTCGTCCGATGAAGATGGTATCGAGCGCTGATTTGAATTTGTCTCGCCATACAATGCAGTCATCGGGCCGGTCGGGTTGGCCGTCTGAGACAACGATGAACTTCATACCCATGTCGTCGAACGTGTGCGCCAACTCCAGCGCGGCGCGGAGATTCGTCGTACCTTCGGGTCTTGGCGGCAGTCCACCATATTGAACTCCAGCACCGGACGCGAACGTGATGAGGAGAACCTTACCTTGGTACTGCTGCTGAATCATCTCAAGCGCCTTTACCGCTTCACTATAGCGAGTGCCGCTCGTTTCTTCTGCGCGGCCATACGACCACGAACCATCCAGACGTGTCAGCATTGAACTGGAACAGTCGAGTAGAACAACCACGTCGGCGTTCGCCACGATCTCTTCCGGCTTCTTGTTACGTCGGGCTGCTAGATCAAAGATCGAGCCCTCCGCAATGCTGGTTTCTCGCTTCTGGATTGCAGTTGAGTTGCTCATTTGCTCTTCTGGTCTTCGAGTGATTGAGTGATGATGTTGATGAGTTCGTCGACTTTGTGCATCAAGCATCTCGCGGTGTCCCAGGAGTACCCGTCGTAACACGGATAGACTTCCCAGTACGGGGCGTTAACGGCTCCTAAGAGATCATAGCCGTCAAGATAGACACTGACACCTCGATCGCCTACGTTTACAAGAAACCTAACAATCGCTCCGCCAAACCCTGGAATGATCTTAACTTCCCAGTCAGACGGAAACTTGATCGCGGGGATCTCTTTTCTCCAACGATCCGCTTGGAACACACGGTCGTGATCTCCAGCGCTGCGGTAGAGATCCATCCGCTCCACGCTGAGGCGAGTTCCCTTAGGCATATCTATACCTCGTGTTTTGTTGTGAACGGGCCATGAGAACGAGCGCCGCGTCGTAACGCTTGCGTCTGTTCATGTCCGTGAGAACTTCGTACGCTTCTCGTACGATGTGAAAGTGGTCGGTGTCTCCTCCCTTGTCGGGATGATACTGCTTGGCGAGAGCGAAGAACGCCTTCCTTATTTCTTTTTCATCTGCATCACTCTCGACACCCAAGACGGTGTAGTAGGTCGAACGGTCTATGAAATTGCCGTTCATGATGTCTTCGAGCGACACGTCGTTAGTGCGAATCTCCGGCAGCTTACCTTCGTAATACTTCTTTGTCAGATCACAGACAGCAAGGATTGTAGCCGGATTCGTCGTGAGATGCCAGACCTTCTTGTCACCATCCCATCGTCTATCTTTGAATGGGATCTTGACTTTGAAGTCACCTAGCATGTCCGGGTTGTAAGGCATGGCGAGAATCATATCGACCTTTGATATGACTAAACTCGGCAGCTTTACCACGGGTGGTTGGTAGCCCTTACGGTAGGCTCTGCGTGCGGCCATAGTACCTCGTTGATTAAGCGGTTAACGGTTTCTACAGAGATGCCTAACTGCACTGCACAGTAGGCCAGGTCGTGTTCCCATAGCAGAAGGCCGTAGCAAACCATCCCGGCCTGCCACCGCCAACTACTATCCTTGAAACACCTCGTTAGGTAGAGCAGCTCAAGCGCGCTCACTTCAGCTTGTTGTAAAGAACGTCGAGCAACTTCTTACGCTGCTCATCATTCATACTAGCAAACTGGTCAAGAAGTGATTGCTTGGCTTTCTCTTTTTGTTCGTGCTCCTTAGCTACTTTCTTCTTCCGCCGGTCTACCACAGTCCGCACTTCTACAAAGCGGAATGTGATGAGCGGACCTTGCTTCCGTAATGGTATGAGACGACCATTTACGGAGTAAGTCTTCCAAGTTCCGGGGATGCTCTTACGCACTCTGTAGTCCGCGAACACTTCTTCGACAGTCTTAGCATCCTTGCGGTGGAGCGTGACATCCCAGAACTCAAGACTTCCTTCTTTACCGTGCTCCCACTTGATTGGGAGACTAGGCATCCCTGGTTGTTTGACTCGCCTTTGAGTCAGGACTCCGACTAGCTTCGAGACACAAGATCTCAAATGCTCGTCGTCGCCAGCCAAAGCTAACTCCAGATGCCGAATGATGTCGGACTGTTCTAGCTTCATAGCTTAGTTGATTTGGGCGATGGATGTGGACATGTGCGTAAGTTACGAAGTTACACGGTTACAGTCAAATAGACGATGCATTTTTTTGGTACGGATCGTCGAGTAGTGTAACCACTTCTACCACGTAACTCACATGCTCATGGTTGAATGGGCTAAAGTCAATCTCCAGTTGGCTGTCGCTAGTAACGATGAAACGGGCTCCGGCTGGCGGATACCCGAGTTCTTCTTCTAGGAAGTTCTGGAGAGCAAATGGACCTTCTTCCGTCGGACTGTAGTCCGCACTGGTCCCGAGTCGTCTACGGCGTCGCATTGTCGTGCATAGTTCGTCGCGTTGCTTGCTTTGTTTGATAATCGTACAAAGAACAAAGGGTGGGATCTACCCCACCCCTTGTCCATTGCCGCCTTATCTACTTCTCTGCGTCGAGACGCAGTTGGAATTGCTTGGCCGCCCAGCAGCTCATGCGAAGTCGAATCTCATCCACGTAGTCAGGATGTATCTCGTTGTCCTGCGTGAAGGTGGTGAGATCCCAACAACGATAGCTACCTTCCTCCGGTTCGATACAGAGGGAGTTACTACGCTCAGGGTCGTCATATCGCGGATGGCAGTAGAGATCACACTCTACGCCTTGCGCGTTGATCCACCGGCCGAGGTAGACACAGTGTCTGCACTGATGCCAGGAGTGGAGAGGCTCTTTATCCGAGATTGTCATTTTCGTTGCTTGGGATCAGTTGAGGATTCTCCTTGTGCAAGCGCTGAGCACTAACGATAAAGGGAGTCCGATTGAGGGCAGTGGACGCGATCACGTAGGAGCGAACGCGGCCTTTCGTGTCGCGGATAGTCTGGAGCACTTCGTACTCCCGCGTGACCTTGCGGATTGTGTGCTTAACAGTCTTCATTGTTCTCCTCGTTTTCGTCTCGATGGAAGGTGAGAAGCATCCCACCAGCTAAGCAGGATGCAGATGCAAGATGCATGTCGTTGCTGCAACAGAGCAAAAGCACGCGGGTAGCAATGCTGATGCGGAGAGCAGAGATCGCCTGCTTCTCAACTGGGCAACTCGGACTCGTTGGATCAAGCAGCCTGTTGAGAGCGTCGACCATTATCTCACCTGCGGAGTCAGCATCGGGCTGGTGCTCGTTCAGGTGATTCAGGATGTGGAGAGTATGAGAGTTCATTGTCCTACTGCGGTTTGTGGTTGATGATCGGCTTGTAGCGCCGTTCGAAGGTCTCGATGAAGTTCTGAGTACAAGAAGACCGATGCAATACGATCCCGCTACCGGGATGCCAAGTTACTCGGTTCCAGCCTCCAAACGTAATCGAGTCGTGGCCCACGTTCTGCACACAGAAGTCCTTCGGACATTCTGCTTCTTCGAAGATTCGGTAGATGTCATACACAACATGTGCGACCATGTGTGTAGCTTCATCTCCGATCACATCGAGTGCGCGAGAAAGAGCCTGTTTGCCTCTGTCGTCCATAAGCTCAAGCGTTTGAGTGAGCGATGCGGCTGGCATCATCAGAGGTTGAGAACCACCCCAACCTGACGGGCGGTTGTTGAGACCGCCCCGTTTCGCCTTATTAGCTGTTGTTGTTAGATTCCCGAACTCTGGCGAGCTGCTTGTAGAGATTGAGTTCGAGTTCCGTCAAGATTCGCTCATACGTCTCGGGCCTATGTACCTGCATTTCTGCGTCGAGAAGTATGATGATGTCTTTGAGAAACCAGATGATTTCTCGCTTCGCGCTTGAGTCATCCATCGGCTCAGTCTTGAAGATGCTCTCAGCTCGATGGGCGAGAGCAAGGATGGTGTTCTTCTTACTTAGCATAACGGTCCTCGTAGTTGAATTTGTCCGGGAATGCGAAAGCCAGTTGCATCGGGTGCAACTGGTGGTACTGTCGTTCTAGGTCCGTGCGTTCCTTCTTGGTTACGCCAGACCGAGCATGGTCTATCTTCCGAACCTTAGGAGGTTTCGGAGTGTACTCAGCATACCTCATCGGGGCCTCCGTCGGCTACGTGTGACACGAAGTTCCTTCGAGCCGAAGACCGCACGAAGGATTTGTTGTTCGTCTTCCTTCTCCTCCTCCGGCTCATCACCGTCGAAGTTAGGAATCTCAGGGCGAGTGCGATGCTCCCACCACTCGGAGCCGTCGTATTCTCCGCGCTCCATCCAAGTTCCGTCCTTCAGCCAGACGGTGCCGAAGAGTTCCTGGCCGCCGTAGCCGCCGTCGTAACGGAAGTCGAGGACTTGGAGATCCTGCCACGTCGGCTCGCGCATGGCGAGGAGATCGCGTTGGTAGGGCCACTCTTCGATGTCTCGATCCTCGACCGAGATCACGATGGCTTCGATCTGCGCCCAGACGTTGTTGGCCGGTTCGTCTTCGGGCATGTTGCTAAACTGCCTGATTGCTCCAAGCAGTTCAGTCAGGGCATGTCGCCCCTCACGTTCGCGTCTGCTCATGTTGTCTTACCTCTGGTTTTTGGTTTGAAACCTCTCTTCGAGCCGCTCCGCCCGCTCACCGCTGAGTAGGAGATACCGACACTCGAAGTTGTTTTCGTTGACTTGTTGCACCCACTTGAGTTGGTACCACTCGAAGGAGTTATCCGACGCTCTGGTCGAGCGCATGTACAACTTGCCGTGGTGCTGAATGATTTCGTGAGTCACGAAAGTTGTCATCATTCGATCTCGGCTGTGTGAACGAAGAGAACATCTCGGTCGTTGCCGAAGTAGATAGTAACATCCCCACCTTCGTTGGCGAGGAGTTCAACTGCTTCAGCAAGCGAGATGTCATGCATGGACTCCCAGGTTTCGCTAATGCGTTCCCAAGAGATGTAATTCGGCGGCAAGCCGATCTTGTCGATGCCCGCTTTGAGAGCATCATTCGGGAGACGGAAGACTCTCGCCTTACCGCTTCCTGTGTACATAGTGAATACTCGTTCCATTGTCGTGTTGGTTTGGTTGAGAAGAAAAGAACGAAGGGGACGGGGGACCGAAGTCCCCCCGCACAGGGCCTAACCCCACCCTGCCAGTTTCCTAAGGGTTCTCGTCATATAGCCGAGACGCCACATTCCGCGTCTCAGGGGCACTTGCCAGACATACGGGTTTTGATACCTTTTTGACTGACGGCCCCACTTGTAAGCCGTACGGAGAAGACGAATCCTTGTGTTCCAGTCCATGATGTTGTTTGGTTTAGGAGTGAAGGTAGGTCTGATCTTCAACCAGGTGCTCGATCAGGTCGTTGTAGTCGTACTCCGGCATGACATCGCGGAAGTGTTGCTCCGGGTCGCCGTACATCCCGTTCCGCTTGTTATGCACTCGGGTGAGAACGACGTGCTGCGTGATCGGGTAGTAAGTGAAGTCGACGATGTAGATGGTCATGCTTTGGCTCGTCCACGCGTATGAGTCGATGAACTTAGGCTGCCTGCGCTCGTAGCGATCCTCCTCGGCTTCAAGCGCTTTCTTGAGTTCGCCCAAGTCGTTGTACATGTCCGGCTCGTCCTCAACCATGTCATGTTCGAGAGCCAGTTCCCACTCGGACTTCTCACGAGTGATGATCGCCTGGTAGACAGCAGGCTTGCGGCACCAGCGGCCATGTTCGTTCGTGTGGTAGCCACGCATCGGGTTCTGAACCCTGCGCCGGACCGAGAAGCCGAAGTTCTTGAGGCCACTGTAGATCGAGAAAGCCTGACCCTGTGTGAGATCACTAACGACGAGTCCTTCATCCTCCGCGAGTTGCTCGGCCTTGCGATAAACTTCGCTGTGGTTCCAGCAAATCGGCGCAGGGAGATCCGCGCGTTTCATGACCTGCATGTTGTGTTTGGGATGCATGATGTTACCTCTTTCCTTAGTGCTAAAAGCGATGACTGCTGGCATCGTCAGACCTTGGGAACAACCCCAAGATGACCGGAGGCGAAGCCTAAGCAACAACCTCCGGTTTCGCCTTATTTGCTGCTGTTCTTGTGCTCCTGGTAGATCGCCTCGATGCCGACGTTGGCGGGGTAGTCGATCTTCCTGGCCGCACCGGGAACGATGTACTCAGTCCACTGGACGTGCAGCGTCTCGAAGTCTTCGTATCTGTGGTAGAGCGTGCCGTTGATGTACAGCCGCTCGGTGTGGGCGAAGATGTTGACGTGGGCTTTCATGTTGTTTCGTTGGTTTAGACCAAAGGGTCCGTTCTTTGTAAGATAATCGAACGAAGTTACCTCTCGGCGTTGTTGTTTTTAAGGAGCTCCGCCCATTGCTTATACAAGCGAGGAGGGAGATTCTTGCGAGCGTGCTCATCAAGCCTCTTGTCAAGTTGCTTGATCAGAAGCGCTCGGATCCTACTCGGATCATGTGGGATGTTGTCAAGGTCGATGTTCATAGCTTAGAGTAGTACGACAACTCGGAGCTGAGCCTTGTTGCCTTGTTCGTCACGGTCGCAGACCAGGAAATCGTCGAACGTCGCGTGACGTTCAACCATATCATTCAGAGGGGTGTCCTTCGGCACCTCCATGAACATTTCGAGATCCCCAAACTTCGCTTGGATGCCTTGGAGAATCTCAATGGCTTCACTGACTTTCATGACAAGAACCTCCTTGTTGTTGTGAAACAGTTATGTAAGGGGCCTTAGCCCCGCCCCGATGTTCTATCACCGGGGAATACAAGTTACGAAAAAATCAAACCAAAGTCAAGCCTGTACGGTCGTTTTTGTCTAGGAAAAGACGCACGTTGATTACATGTAACATCGTAACCTTGTAACCTTGTAACCCCACCACCCTCTCCCCCCAACGGTATCAAACGTAGACGGACACCTACTCTCTACCTTCCCTTCTATCTATCTTCTTTACTTAGTTATTTTTTTCTTTTTTTTTTTAAAGAGAGAGAGAAAGAAAGATAGAAAGAAAGCGCCGGTCTATGTCCGAGCCGGGACAGAGGAGAGGGGGACATGGTTACATGATTACATGGTTACACAGTTACAACGTTACGAATCAGGGGGTCGGAAAGTGCAACTACAACACATACCGCAGATAGAAGACAGTTGAGCTTAAATCCACATCCAATCGGGCTGTTTTCTTATTTTTCCTCTTAGCACATAGGACTACGTATATCGGTGTCTAGCCACATCGCCATACCGACCCCGGCCCCCTTCGTGTAGTTCGTCACACTGTAGCTCACGCTATTTAACTCCCCCTAACAACTACCCCTACCAGTCAACAACGTTATGGCTTGTACTACGTATATACCCCAACACCTCGTCACACTGTAGCAAGCGGAGCTTCGCCCTACTAGACCATTTTCCTTCGCGGGTGTAGTACAGCCGTTATTGTACATGGGCCGCCCCCATGCCAGCAAGAACGCAATAACGGTCTTCTACGGTCGTTTATGTACATAAAAAAAGGGACAACCGCTTACGCGTGGTTGTCCCTTTCTTGTATGGATAAGGGTTGCTTTTTCCTTACTTACTTGTTCGCGTTCATGTTCGCACTTCCGTTCACTTCAACGTGAAGGAATCCGAACATTCCCTTACGGAATTTGACCTGTACTTCAACGGGCACGTTGAACGTTTCCGATGTGTACGTGAAGGTCACGCTTTCCGCGTCTTGTGTGCCGTTCAACATCTTGTATGAGGCTTCAAGCAACAAATCCTCAACAATCCGTTCGGCTTGTTTCTTTGGGAAGAACATGACGTTTACTTGTTGTCGTTGTTGTTGTCGTTGTCGGTACCTTCGTTGTTCGCGGATTCCTTCGCTTTCTTCGCTTCGATCATTGCCTTTTCACGTGCTTCCAACAATGCGATCAAGGCGCGAACATCTTCCGGGGTTTCGGCTTTGGTTTCCTTCAACAACTTGTCGGTCTTTTCTTCCGTTGACAACGGATACTCCATCGGCACACCGATGTTGTTGAATCCAACCTCAACAACGGGGATGGATTCCTTCACATCTTCCATCTTGCCGCCCAAGGCGGCTTTCCGGCGAACGGTGCGGGTGATACGCTTTCCATCGTTCAACGGCTTTCCGTCTTCACCGATCGCCCCCCATGACTTCCAGAAGCGATGAAAGGCGGCTTTCGTCTTCGGCTTGTCCCTGTTCACTCGTGCGAACGTGACAACCTTTTTACGTGCCGCTTCCTTCAAGATCGGCTTCAATTCAACCCCGGCGAAGTTGACGTGCAACATGATGTATTCACCCGTTGTGTTGTCCCCTTCGTCTTTGTCGTATCCAACATGCGTCAACAGCTTGATAACTGCTTCCGGCACATCGGGGACAACGAACATCGGCTCCTCTTTCTTCGCTTCCGGCTTCACGTCATTCGTTGACGTATCGGCTTCCACGGCTTCCACGGCTTCAACAACGTCCGTTGTTGCCGCTTCAACGGCTTCAACTTTCTTGGCTTGCTTTGACATTGGTTCGGTGTTTGTTGCCCTTGTAAGGGCAATGTGTACGTTCCAGCGGCAAAGCAACCCTTATCCCTTCAACTTCAATCCCAACTTCCCATCGGGCGAACAAGAAACCGTCCCTTGTCCCCCCGTCCCCCACACATTCAAAGAACACGCTTGCAACCACGCTTGCGCTTGCGCAAACGCGTTGCGCGTACGCATGGAAATGTTCAAAAGATCCCTGTTTATGTGAATCTAACATGAAGACGGATTCATGCAGGGTTGGCATAACAAGTTAAGTCTAATGTTTACACGCGCTGGACATAGTATGAATCGTGTAAAAAGATACAAGTGAAGACCGTTGTTCAACCCGCCCCCCGTACATCAAGCGCCGTGAACAACCCGCCCCCCGTACACAACATGCGATGTTCACCGGCTTTGATATAACCGCTTTGTGTAAACGCTGGAATAATATGCATTTAAGGAGCACCCCCCTTGGGGAACAACGTCCTGGATTGTAGAACGTCAAGCATCGACACAATATGGGAGGGTTCTAGCTTTTCCCACATCTTTGTTCACTTCACTCTTGTTCGCCCCGCTTAACAAATTTGTTTTAAACAATTTGTGTGTTGGGGCTGCTTGCGTTTGGTCGGCGCGTTCTTTATTGTTACGCTGTTCGCCGGACTTTTGTTAGATCACTAAGAAAGCCATGTCAGACGACAGCAACGCAGCCGCTAGGATCTTCGATATTGATTCCGGGCGCACTAGTCCCGGTTCGTATCAGCTTAAGAAGATGCGGGCTGTCCATCGCCGGATCGCAGAACACGCCGCCCTAGGTATGAAGGACAAGGACATCGCAGCCGTGGTAGGGGTCACGCCGCAGACCGTAAGCTACACGCGGAAGTCTCAAGTCGTTCAGGACTACATGGACATCCTAGAGAGTGCGGCCGCCGGTCAGACAATCGACACGCTGAAGGAACTACGAGAACTCGCGCCCTTCGCGGCGAGGACTCTCGAAATTCTAATGCTGAATCCAAACACCGACGACAAGATTCGTGCTAGTGTCGCCCAGGATCTACTTGATCGCGCCGGATATGCTCCGGTGAAGAAGGTAGCCACAGCCCATATGAACGTTCTCGATACACAGGACATCAAGGACATCAAGAAGAGGGCTCGGGAAGCTGGCGTTATGCTTACATCCCCCGACGCTAGCTCTGTTACAGCCTTGGACATAGACGACGACTCCGACGAATGAGCGCCGCTAAGTGGAATCGAGATTTCGAAGAGAACTCCCAGTTCGACTTCTACGTGACGAAGTACGACTCGGAGTGTACGCCTCAATCCGTAACGGGTTGGGGAGCTAAGTTTCAAGTACGAGCTGATCGGCTGGTCACATCGCCAGTCATCTATGAAGCCACTGTCGGTGCGGGAATTACGGTGGAACCCGGCGGAGTGACAGGGTTATTTCATATCTTGTTGACGGTGCCTCAAGTCAACAGCCCTGGGGTGATAGGGTGGACCCGTGGCTTCTATGACTTGGTAGTGTGGCCGGCCGACGGCTCGATAATTGACCAGGCCAAGCGCCTCGTTGAAGGCGTGGCTACCTGGAAACCTGCTGCTACGCACCCCTGATGGCTGAAGATCCCTACATCTTAGCCGATGGGCAGGACTACATTGCCGAGAAAGACCCCACGCGGGAAGAGGGCATTATAGTCAAAGAAGCGAAACCAGTTAAACTCTATCTTCCTGGTGAATTCCTGGTACTAGGCCGTGAGCTTTGTCTCCCGAATGAATCCTTCTACATGGTCCCGGACTACGCTCTGTGCGCCGTCATGGGGAAGGATCAGATCTGCGAGGAGCTTACAGGTACCGCTCGCGTCGTCTGGTGCACGACTCACCCAGCAGACGGCGTAGTATATGCATCACTCGTAGGCCCTACGGGACCGTGGATACAGGTTGCTGCTCACTCCGATGATCGACAATGCCACGATCTTGAGTTCCCTGTGCTTGGAGTCGATATCAAGCACTGGTTTTATGTTGAGTCTACAAGCGCTCTTACTGGCGTTACTCTACAAGGCAGCGGTATTTTCTGCTCCGGAGTTGTCCTTGTTGTTGCTACGTCCGCTACATTCGCGTTCCTTACGGTTACTAAGAAGAGCTATACGTCGATAGATCTCGTGGTAGACGAGAACGACATGTATGGCGCTCCGAAGTTTCCAGATTTGCTTGTGTCTTCTAACGAAGCTACTTACGACCCAGGACTTACCACCTACGCTTACACTCCTACAGGAGCAGAAGAGCAACTGACTGATCTTACGATTAGTGCAGTAGATGAAAGTGATATGTACTCTGGGATTAAGAGCATGACAATCACGCCATGAAGAGAATAATTGCTCCGCCAATTCGTATAGGTGTTGGTCAGCCCGTTACCATCAAAGTGAAAGCTACGCTCGATGGTAAGGTAGTTTTGCACAGAGAAGGTCACTCCCTGCTTGCGAACTTCCTTCGGCTGCTATATGCGAAGATGATTGGTGGTCCTAGCGATTCCCAGGACTACGGAGCAACTATGAGGGCGATATATCCTACGTCTGACCAGTTTCAGACCAAGGTTTTGTCGGCTACGAAGGATGATCCATGCAGGGTTATTCTTGATGAAGGGGAAGGCTGGTCTACTTCAGGAGAGGAAGCAAGGCGTGCTGCGATCTCAGGAGCGCAAGGAATGACGCTTCTGAACAATGATGAGCTCTTTTTAGATTACATAGGTCCCAGTACGTATGATGTTTATACTGATTTTGTTGGCGGTACGGGACTTGATACGACATTAGAATCAGATTATGTAGCTGATTCAGCTAGAGTTATTAAGTATGACTATGCCCCTTCACATGGAAACAGTGGTACATTTAGCGTTCTTGGGTCTAAAATCCTATACGGTATACGCCTTGGTACAGGTTCCACGGCGGTAGCTATTGATAACTTTCATCTCGATAGAATAGATATGGAGATGGAAGTTGGAGATCAGACTGTTACTCCTCCTGCCGTTGATACAGAAGCCGAGACGTCTACCATCGTATTTACCAGAACCTTTACGAACAACTCTCCTTCAACAGTTACTGTTACAGAGATCGGACTCTTTGCGAATATTGGACACTGGCTCACTGGCTATCCTGCAATGATAGCCAGAGATATCATCTCTCCCTCACAAGCAATTCCCGCTGGGTCAGAGTTTACTATCGAATATCAGATTGTTGTAGCTCTTGAGAACGTAACTCCTCCCTATGGCGGTGTTCTTCGTCAGCTTGGGGAGCTTCTTTACCGTCAGTTCAATCAAGCAACTAGGGAAGCTAAGGACTGGCTTAACGCTAGCCAGTCTGTTGGTCCAGGCAACTTGAATCTAAGAGTATGCTTTCCTGGAGGTTTTAGTACTCCTTTTTATACTGGGAATGACCAACCAGGCTGGCCGTTTGGCCCCCTTCTCGGAACGGATGATCAGACAGATAATCCGCTAGGTATTGACAACTTTGGCCTCAATAGTGGTGTTGATGATACTCTTATTTACTATGGAAAAGGCACTGGGCCAAATGGGATAGGTGAACTTCGTTACTTCCCGGCGTTAGTTGAAGATTTCACTGTAGCGGGAGGTATTGCTAGCTTTCATATCATTCGGCCAGCGCTCAATGTTAGTGGTTCGCAAATCACAGCGAAAGAGGCTGGACTAGTCGTGTGTGGGAACAATACTGGAGATTTAGGCAATAGCTGGAACGACATACACTTTGTTACTAGGCATATCTTGTCTAGCGCTGTCCCTATCGACAATAACGAATTGGTCTTGATAGACCAAGAGTTCGCTTTGCAGGTATCATAATGTCCGCTATACGAGAAGAGATTAGACTGGGCATTGCTCAAGCGACTGTTGGGGATACCACCCTCAGTATCTCGGGACCGCTGAAGCTGTCCTTGCATACAGCTGATCCCGGCTTTTCAGGTGCGCCGACTAATGAGGTTACTGGAGGCAGCTATGCTAGACAGACGATAACCTTCGGAGCGCCTACGACTGATGCTCCTGGCCGAAAAATCAACAACAACAATCAGATAGAATTCGCTGGTATGCCTGCGGCTACCATCACACATTGGTATGTTTGGAGCAGTCTTGGCGTAGCGTTGTTTCGAGGGACTATTTCTGCGTCGGTAGGGGCTGGACAATCCCTTATCGTAGAGATTGGAGACATTAAACTACACGTTGAGGGGCTGCAATCTACCTTCTGGATGGACGCAGTTCTGGATGCTCTGCGAGCTGCCACAGAAGTAGACTACACATCCGACACGATTTATCTCTCTCTTTGCTCTGCAGATCCTGGGCAGGGAGCAGTTACAAATTTGCTACCAGGGATAACACCATTGGATGCCAAGGCAGCGCTTGATACAGTGCAATCAGTATACCACTGGACAAATGGCAATGTCCTAACGCATCCTCAAATATCGCCAGCTACGCCAGCTTATTGGGTTATATATAATGCCTCGTTATCGAATCAGGTGCTTTTAAGGACTAACATTGGAGGTTCTGAGCATACAGACTTCCGTTGGCGTCCTTATAAGCCAGACCTTTATGCTGCGTAATGCCACTTCATAACTACAATACTGCAGCGGATTGGGACGCTGTCTACGGACCTGCTAATAGCAGTCGAGTAGCTAGCTTGGTGGAGTACGTGCAGCACTCGCCTACTAGAAGAACGGCCAGGAATATTCCGTTCTCCGAAGATCCTTTGAAGTGGCAGAAGTTGGTCTATGGGAACGAGGACGACATTGAATGGTATCATCTGCGGAGAGATCATATCTTATCGTTGTTCAGCGTTGGACTTACGGATAGAAAGCTCGTCATTGGAGGTGGTACAGGAGCACTCGCTGAATCGTTCATAGCAGCAGGGCACTCGAACATATGGACTCTGGAATCTAGCCCTTGGATTAACGGTAATACGGCTAGAATGTGGAACAGCACGTTGATGGTTAATGAGTCTATCAACGGGAACCAGTTGAAGCAGAAGCTACGGTCTGTTACAGGAGATGATGTGTTCGATTGGATCATTGATGAGTATATGTTCGAAGGCTATTTAGATGCAGAGCTAACGAATATTGAAGTCAATCCTAGCACTCGGTTTATCGACCTGCCTGAACTGATCCTAGATGTAGGCGTCCCACAGACGCATATTATTCATCTAGTCCATGCCTCAGGCAATCCTGCCTACATCAACGTAAAGTCCATAGCGGAGTGGGAGCTTCTCGACTCCAGTCATACGTGGACTGTAGTTCCGGGGGTGTAGCATGGCTCAACTACTCACATCAGGTGCTGAATATCGTCCTACGTATGATGGACGCATCGGGCCATGGAGAGATGCCAGCGGTAGGTTCAATGGCATTATGAAGGAGACGGGAGCTAGAGACAATGTTTATGCTTTCCGTAGTCCTGCTGGCGGCCCGTTATCTGGTACTTGGGGTTCTAATAGCGAAGGTAACGGAACTACCAACTTTGCGATTGTTTGTGTAGATACCCAGTTGGTAGGTACGACTCTTCACGTAGCCTTCATGGCTCAGAGTATTACTGCAGCGCAGAACTGGATTCTAAGATATGCAACATACACACTAGGGACAACTCCTGCATGGAGCATTGGGGAGTTGGTCGATGATTACAGCACTTCTGGTACTCTCTCTACTGAAACCTATACTCCAGTTCCGACGTGCCGAATCGACGTACGTTCGGATGGGGATGTTCTGATTGCCTATCAAGGAGGTTTGGAGACAGTCAAAGGAACGGATAGGAATAGAGTTAAGTATGCTCGTCGGGAGGGAGGTTCTTGGACGGCTAACATCGCGCTTGATGCGGGCGGGGCAATTGACTATGACCATCCTCGCGCTGGTGAGATGACAGGTACGGATAACTTTTACATTATGTTCTGTAATCGAGGCGATGCACAGACTGAAGGTACCGCTTCGTCCTCACGAGATAAGAGATACATTGATAGTTCAAATTCAATCAACACTGCTGGTGGTACGACTAACTATGGTCCTAGTGACGCAGTAGCAATAGATAGCAATGATATTGTTGTTATTGAAAGAGATTCGAGTACTGGACAGATAGAGCTAGACGAAGTTGATGCAACTCCTTCTACGGTCACAAACAGAAGTTCTGGGCTCTTTAACATCTTGTCAGGTTGGGGTAGTGCTGGCTGTGATTGGGATGGTAGTAAGCTGCATATCATTGCAAGGAAGGATGATACTACGGACTCTCGTAGGTACGCAACTTGGGTGCGGACTAATACTTGGACGGATGTTCAAGAAGAAGAAGCTACGGAGACTAGCAATTATGGCTACAGCGTTGTATATAATGGTGCTGATGGTAAGCTAGGCTATTTCTTCGCTGACGCCGCAACTGGTGGAGATTGTTATTATGAGGAGATAACACTAACTACTTATAGTGATCTCGTAGCAGCTCCAGCAGGTGCAGCGGCAGGAACTGGTGCTGGTAAGCCCATCACGACATTATCTCCGGCTCCTGCGGGTGCTGGAACAGGTACAGGTGCTGGTACTGCATTTGCGACTTTACTCCCTGCATATCTTGGTATTGCCAGTAACACAGGCGAAGGATCAACGCCTCAGGATCTTATTGTAGCTCCTGTAGGTATCGCCACTGGAACTGGCACAGGTAAGGATATCTTTGTTCTCAATACTCTTGGAGGGGCCAACTTCCTGGAGTTTACTGGAACTAGTGTTGCTCCTTGGGTAGGAGATGTTCTTTCTGCTGCTCCAGCAGGGGCGGCTACTAACACTGGAGCCGGACAAGGGTATGATACTCTTGCCGTAGCTCCTGCTGGTATTGCTACTAACACAGGAACAGGTAAGGGATTTGAAACTCTCTCACCTGCTTTCGCTGGTGCCGGTACAGGTACAGGCGCGGGAACTGCATTTGAGCTTCTTGTTGCGGCCTTTAGTGCTCTGGCAACTGGTACAGCTACAGGTCTTGCTCTTGAGATTCTAACGGCTGCTTTTGCTGGTGCTGCTAGCAATACAGGGACAGGAAGTAGCGGAGTAACCTATGAAGATCTGATTGCTGCCTTTGCTGCTTCTGCTGCAAACACTGGAGCAGGCCAGCCCTTTACAACAGTAGTGCCTGCATTTGCAGGAGCTGCTACTGGCTCTGGCGTAGGTATTCTTTGTATTCTCGTTTCAATGGCTGCTGCTGCGTCTAATACAGGTGCAGGTAAGGGTCTGGAGGCTTTGACAGCAGCATTTGCTGGAGCCGGAACGGGTACTGCTGCGGGTACTGCATTAGAGACTCTTATAGCGGCATTCTCTGGTGCTGGAACAGGCAGTGGAGCAGCAACAGCGTTAGAGACTCTTTCGATAGCCTTCAATGGTATTGCTACCAACATTGGTTGGGAGGATTTGGGCTACGAAGAACTCATTATTCAGGCATTAGGCTTAGCTACCACTGCTCCAGCTTATGGGACTGTATACAAAGTTCTTGCTCCTCATTTTCGCGGTATTGCTAAGAACCATACTCCTGCTGAGCTACTGATTCAGCTTTTGGGCGCAGGTACTGGAACTGCTTCGGGCCTGTCCCTTGTCAATCTTAGCTCCGTTCTGTTCTCTGGTGCAGCTACAGGTGCCGGTGCGGGTGCTCCTATAGCTACGCTAGTTCCAGCATTTGCTGGCTCAGCGGCTGGTTCTGCTGCTGCTCTTGGTTATACTCTTATAGTTCCAGTCTTCAATGGTGCTGCCTCTGTTCTTGGTGGAGGAGGCGATATTGGAGTGCTGACAATAGACTTCAATGGTAGGGCTAAGGTTTGGGGCCTCTGCACTGCGCCGACTCCTATTGTTGATTTCGTAGCAAAGGCATACGGGCATGAGTTCGTAGCCAAAGCGTTTCGTAGCGCCTTTTTCTCCAACGAACTAAAATAACACGATCATGTCAGACTTCTGTAACTACGCAGAAAATGCTGCGGTAGACGCTGCTGTAGGTGCTGCTACGCTGGCTGCTACCACAAGCCTTACGCTGCACTTGCACACCGCTGATCCTGGCGAAGTTGGAACTTCCAACGAGGTAACTGGAGGCTCCTATTCAGCCCAAGCGATCACATTCAGTGCTCCAGAAGCTGGAACTGGAGCTAATCGAAAGGTGGAGAACGACGCGGCTATCACATTTAGTGGTATGCCTGCTGCCACTGTTACTCACTTTTCGGTGTGGGATCAATCGTCCAACGTCTGGTTCAAGGGAGCATTCGGTTCTTCTATCGTCGTTGGTGCTGGAGGTGACATTGACATCGCTATCGACGGCATCAGCATCGAACTGTCGGGAGACTGGAACGCGATCGTTATGGATGGTATTCTAAATGCCTTCCGAGGTAGCGCCGCATTCAACCTCACTGGTGAGACGATCGTCTTGACGCTCTGTACAGGCGATCCTGGTACTGGTGTTGTAGCCAACGAAGTCGCAGGCATTACTCACCAGACACCTACATGGGGAGCCGCCTCAGATGGTGTAAAGTTGAACAGCGCAGACATCACGTTCCCAACCGTCTCGTCTGCTACAGTATCTTGGGCTGCGTTGCTTCGAGAGAGCGACGATCAAGTTCTGTGGAGTGACGACATTGCAGATGCAACTAGCACAGACTTCCGTGTGAAAACGGGTGATCTGAGCGTAACTGTAGCCTGATGTCTACATCAGCTGGAATCTTCGAGATACCAGTTGGTGGGGCTCGGGATGTCTCCATCGACTGGTCAGATTGGCTTGAGAGTCTACCGTCGGGGCAAACACTTGATGCGGTGTCTGCTCCGACGGCAGACGGCTCTGATGGCAACATCACCAATCCCTACAATCCAAGCTTGGTAGGTAATATCTCTACCCACTACTTTAACGCTGAAAGCGCTTTTGTAGGAGTTTACCTATTCAAGATCACTGCGACGTCTAACGGTACGCCTCCAGTACCTGACTTCAAAGGACCACGGTGGCTTACTATCAAGGTACTGCCTAGGGCTTTTGTCGAGGAGGTTTGACGGGGAGACTCTCATCATCATGAATCCTACCCGCTTTCATAGGAGGAGACATGGAGTCGATTATAGACGCCTTGACTAGTGTTGAGCCATTACTGGGCGTAATAGCCACTATAGCTATTGGGATAGTAGGATATCTCGTTCACGAAAATCGTGCTCTTAACAAGAGACTAACTGATGTCCAGGACAGAGAGATCGACGGGCTCAAGAAGTTTTTGGGCGTTCTTGAGACAGTGGAGAACTTTGTTCGGACAGCAACCGCCGATACCGAGCATGAACGGGAATTCAGAGTCCAATGCCGAACTACCCTCGAAGCCGTCAGGGAGCAACAAAAGGAGATTACCGAACTCCTCCGAAATCGCTTACTTGCACAGGCAGATAGAGGCCCGAATTAGGAGTATTCGTTCTTCTGGCTATGTCAAACCATCTAACATAGATGAGCGATCCTAACAACATACGGGACATTCTGGCAGCCTGTTATCAGGACTCGCAGACTATGGCTAAGGTATTCTTGCCTGAGCGGTTCTGGAGACCGTTCGATCCGCAGGTGCATGGCCAGATGTTTGACCTGATCGACAACAGCGATAATCCACTAAAGGCCATTGCAGCGCCTCGTGGTATGGGTAAGACTTCTATCATCAACCTATTGCTGCCTATGAAAGCTATCTTGTTTCAGGAAAGCCGCTACATCGTTCCAGTTAGCGCAACGACCGACCTTGCAATGCAGCAAGCTGAGAACTTGAAACAAGAACTAATCATCAATCCTTTGGTTGAGAAGCTCTATGGTCCCTTGGCATCTCAAAACTTCAGCAAGCGTCAGTGGGTCGTCAACATAGGCGACCAGGATATATGCGTTATGCCTCGAGGCGCTGGACAGCAGATTCGTGGTTTGCTCTACCGTAACTACAGACCCGGCCTTATCCTCGTGGATGACTTGGAAGATCCAGAGGCGATGGACTCCGAGGAACAGCGAGCTAAGAAGAAGGAGTGGTTCTACGCTGACCTACTAAACTGTGTTGACCGTGGAAAAGGTAGCCAATGGCAGATCATTGTACTGGGTACGATTCTGCACCAAGACTCTTTGCTCGAAGGTCTGCTTGATAATCCTTCTTGGGACTCTATTCGCCTCGAGTTGTGCGATGACAATCTAAACAGTCTTGCGCCGAACTTTATGTCCACCAAGGACGTTCGGACGCTATATCAGCAATTTAAGGAAGCTGGAAAGGAGGATACATTCTATCGAGAATATAGAAACAACCCTGTTCCTATCTCTTCAGATGCTACCTTCCCTTCCGCACTGTTTAAGAACTACGATCCTGTCAAAGAGAATCTCGACGCCAATCCGCA